CAATCAAACGATTACGCTATTCAATCGTGGTAATGATACTGTAACTGTTAGTGGAATTAATTACACTGGTGGATTGGTTGGAGTAACTGCTATTCCTACATATAGTTGGGGTGAGACACCTGAATTAATTCTTGCCCCGGGAGAAAGCAGAACATTTCAATTAAAATATACTTATGCGGGTGGATTTGAGGGCGAGAATTTTAGTACTATATCTATAATATCAGATGGTATAATTAATCCTTGGTATATAGATGTAAAACAAACAATACAAAAACCTGTATTTGATTTCACATTAACGCCTAGCGTATGGAATTATACTACATCTACTATAGATATTGTTGATCAAAGTTTTACATTGATTCCAAAATTATTTACAAACTACACTAGTTATACTGCTAGTATATCACCATCTCCTGCTGGATTTAGTGTGGAAAGTAGAACGGGTACATTACCTAGAGTCAGATTTAATCCATATATAGCAAGTGGTGGTACATATACTCCTGTGTTAACGGTACAAGCTACTGATGGTATTACTACAGTATCTAGAACAGCAAATATTAATATAGTTTATAATGAAGAAACATCTCAACATTTAGGAGATTGGATAAGTGCTGGGGCATATAACAATGCTATTGTTGGTGCTAGTTATGATATTATAAGGGGTGTTAGATACTTAACACTCGGAGTAGGTGTGGGGTCAGAAGATGGGACTCCAGAAATAGTCAATGGTGGTTTAACTTATGCAATAATTGGGAATCTTGGTATAAATGCCGATTCTAAAATTAAAAGTGGAACTGCCTTATTTAGAATCCCATTCAATCAATATCAGTTATTAGATGATTATGGAGTAACTATCAGAAGTCTTGACAATCTCGCTCCACGAAATACTTTTATTAATCGCGTTTATAAAATTAACATAGAATCCGATGGGATATATAATTGGCAATTCAATGTATATAAATATGGTTCAGTTACCATAGATGATGCCGTATTATCTATTATAGATGTTGATAAAGATGTTTCTACATCGGAAGGATTAATAATTAATTCACAACCGACCTCCGGTGAAATATTTTTATTAGCAGGAGAGCATACTATAACTGTAAAATTGGCAGTTAGAACCAATGATTTAGCTTTAGATGCATCGGTGGCATTTAGATTGTATGATTCAACTAGGGAAATTTGGAACACATTAGAACCCGTAAGATCAACTACACCATATTATTATTGGAAAGAAGTTTATCGTATACCTTTGACAAATGGGGCATATACTTATGACAGTCGTGATTATTGTATAAAAGATTTTAGCCCAGTTGCAGGATATAGATATGGGGGTTATTTCCAAGATGGTAATATATTCAAAGTGGTAGATGATGGATTTGGAAATTTAGAAATACTATTACAGCAAAAAACTATTTCAGTTAGTGATGCTGGAATTGAATCAACTTTAAAAAATCTACAATATTCTTTTTATTATTATATTTTGTATTTGGCCGACAATCAACGAGTAAATCAATTAGCTGGCCCAATAGGACAACAAACTCAATATTTTGTTGGTTTTACTTCTTCTGGAGAAGTTCGTACTAGATTAGTAAACTTTCTAACATTTGGTAGACAGCCTCAAATTTGGGATACTGGAGGTGAGGGTGGATTTACACCAAGTGGTGGATTTGTAGGTGTGCTAACTGATGGTAGCGGCAATATTGTTACAGCTCTTGATGGGACGCCTATCGGTGGAGGTGGTTTACCAAATGCACCAGCCGCTGATTTAGCTGCTGCCGATGGTTTTTCACCTGAAATTGGGCCTGATGCTGTTAATGGTATATCTCAAGGTGAAACTCTTGGTGCAGGAGGTCCTCAAAGTGGAGGTGGGCTTGATAATCAAGGTTCTGATTCACCTTCTGGACCTTCGGGACCTTCTGATCCAGGTGGACAAGGTGGGGGTGGAGTTCCAGGCGCAGGTGCCTAATTTTAAACACTTTACAAGATGCATTGAGCGTGATATAATCGCCCCTCGCTGAATTTAAAACTGGAAAGGAAAAATCAATGATTGATAAAAGCATTGAAAAAGAAGCTTTTTTTCTAAAAATTTTAGAAAAATCTATTACAACATTATTGATAGTTTTATCTTTAACAGTAACTTATTTGGTTCTTGATTTTGCTATAGAAAATAAATTTCAAAATATAAAATCAATTGAACCAAGCGAAATAACCTCTGCTGTACGAGAAAAAGAATTAGTATGTTTAGCTAGAAATATATATTATGAAGCAGCAAATGAACCATTCGAAGGTCAGGTAGCGGTTGCACAAGTTACTATCAATCGTGTAAAATCAGGATTATTTCCAAATGATATATGCAAAGTGGTTTATCAAAAAAATGTTATCTATGAAAGAACTGTATGCCAATTTAGTTGGTATTGTGACAGAGCAGCTATTATTAAACCTATTCATAAAGAAGCATATGAACAAAGTATGGAAGTAGCAAAAAAAGTATTGCTTGAAGGTTTTAGGTTGCCTAGCATTACAGAATCATTATTCTATCATGCGGATTATGTTAATCCAAAATGGCGCAAACAACGTGTAGCAAAAATTGGTCGGCATATTTTTTATAAGTAAAGGATAAATCATGGATAAAGTAACCTCAGTTAGCGAATATATTGTAAATTTTTTCAAAGACCATTTTGGTAAAATAAGTGCAAAGACTTTTGGTTTATTGGCAATTATTTTAGCACATGTTGCTTTTACACCAACACTGATTACCGTTTTGTTAGGTAAGAGTGATCAATTGCCTCCAGTGGACAGTGTTCTTTTTATATGGGCTAGTTTGTTAGCTCTGTTTTTTAAGAGTCTTATTGAAAAAAATAATCTATATGTAACAGTGATCGCTATTGGATTTGTGGCACAGACTATCATAATGAGCTTAATTTTATTTAAATAATAAATAAAGTTATGCGTCTACGTGATATCATTGAAAAGAAAATACCAAAGCCTTCTAAGAGTCAGTGTTCTAAACCCGGTCTTAGCAATGTCAGATATAGCCAATGTGTAAGTTTGGGTTATAAAGCTCATGATTCAAAGCACACTGCTGGAACTGGTACACAAGGTAAAAAAGGTACTGGAGTAAAATTAATGGGCAAGAAAATGCGCAGTGAGCGTCATGGTGGTCCAGTAAAAGATTATTCCGGTCCAACCCGTGGTGGCAAAAAAAGACGCAAATAATAGAGTTGACAGATCATTGTATCCATGTTAGAATGAGCCATCTCAACTCTTTCTTATTTTAATTATGATTTCTAGCTGCACGTTCGCTATTGCGAACTTGGAGAATCATCCAAGTCGTATCAACAAAGAACAAATCATTGAAGCTTTGGCCGTTGAATCAAACGATATCTTTTTTGAAGGTTGTCGTCTTGCTATTGATCCATTGATTACATTTGGAATTAAACAAGTTCCTGAAAGATCTGGTGTAGATGGTACTGGACTCAGTTGGGATTCATTCAAGGGTAATGTTTACCAACTGATGTCCCGTAAGATTACTGGTAATGCTGCCCGTGATTTAATTGAAAATCTTATGAACAGTGCCACTAACGAGGAATGGAATCGCTGGTACAGACGTATTCTAATTAAGGATCTTCGTTGTGGTGTTAGCGAAAAAACTATTAATAAAGTAGTTGAAAAAAAGTGGCCACTATATTCCATTCCTGTATTTGGCTGTCAACTTGCGCATGACAGTTTAAATCATCAATCTAAAGTTTCTGGTGAAAAGCTTATTGAAGTAAAACTAGATGGTGTTAGAGTACTTACTATTGTATATCCTGATGGTAATGTTGTTCAATACAGTCGTAACGGCAAAGAACTTCTAAATTTTGAAAATATCAAAAAGCAATTTGCCAAAGTTGCTTCCTCTATTACAAAGCCATATGTATTTGATGGGGAAGTAATGAGTAGTAGTTTTCAAGACCTAATGAAGCAGGTGTATAGAAAAAGTAATGTCAATGCAGACGACGCAACTCTATATCTATTTGATCTGATTCCGCTAGAAAATTTTCAACTGGGATTTTGGGAAACAAATCAAAAGATTCGTAGTATGATGCTTCGTAAATGGTATGAGGATAATGAATCATCTTTTGATCTTGGTAACATTAAAATTCTTGCACATGAAACCATTAATCTTAACACCAAAGAAGGTCAGCAGATTTTCAAGAAAATCAATCAAACAGCAATTAATGGTGGATATGAAGGGATCATGATTAAAGATCCTCTCGCGCCATATGAATGCAAACGTTCACATGCTTGGCTAAAACTTAAACCATTTATTGATGTTTCTTTGGAGGTAATCAATGTTGAAGAGGGTACAGGAAGAAATGTTGGACGCTTGGGGGCATTGGTTTGCGAGGGACATGACGACGGGAAAAATATTTCCGTCAATGTTGGCAGTGGGTTTACTGATATTGATAGAGATAATTTTTGGAATAATCGTAGTAATATCATTGGTCAAATTGTTGAAATCAGGGCTGATGGTATTACTTTAAATCAAGATGGTACTTATAGTTTACGTTTTCCCAGATTTATTAGATTTAGGGGATTTGAAACTGGGGAAAAAATTTAACAAAGGAAAATATTAATAAATGGCAAAAAGTGATTTTATAACTTTAGATGGTGTAGTTGAACAGATTTTACCTAATGCAATGTTTAGAGTAAAGTTGGAAACTGGTTCTACTATTCTGGGACACATAAGTGGAAAAATACGACAAAATAAAATTCAAATTTTAGAAGGTGATCGTGTTGTCATGGAACTGAGTCCATATGATACATCTAAAGGACGAATAGTTTACAGAGACAAATGAAAAACGCCCCAGTGGGGCGTTTTTTTATATATAATTATTCCATGATTCGTGTGCAACTTGCCACCCCAATTTCTTTCTCTTATTTACTAGAGACCAAAAATCAGGTTTCCATGGTTTTGAATTTGGAATAATACTTTTATTATTTCCTTTTTTAGAGTTACATATTCCACAAGCAGTGGTGCAATTTAACCAAGTACTAGTACCACCATAACTTTGCGGTAATACATGATCTAATGTTGCAGTTTTACTGGTAACTTCAGTTCCACAATATTGACATATGTATTCATCCCGAAGAAATACATTTTGCTTACTGAACCTAATTGTTTTCTTAGTTTTTTGAAATTCATTCAACATCATAACTGCTGGGACGCGAGTGTCCCATCGTGCTGATCGCACGATCCAATCTTCGTACCATTCAATCGGTGTTGCTTTTTCACTTACTAAATATCTGATTGCTTCTTCCCAAGAAATTACACTTAGTGGCAGCAATGATATAGGTGATGCATCTGCATTAAGAATTAGTGTTGCCATTTTATTTTATACATAGTTATTTATGCTTGCTCGTAGTGACAGTGTATCATGTTTTTAGGCGAAAAGCAACTAAATATATTATATTTCGTTATACTCAGGAAAAAAAATGACTATTCAATATGTTAATACTGGCAGTGGTGCAAATGCGGGGGATGGTGACAGTTTACGAACTGCATTCTATAAAATTAATAATAATTTTGCTGAATTATCTGCAAGTAGCACAGATAGTAGTGTAATTATAGTAAATGCATTTCCACCTACAACTTCAACTGAAGGAACAATTTGGTATGATACTGTAAGCGGTAGGAATTTCATTTATTATGACGGGTTTTGGGTAGATGCTGCGCCGCCTGTAGCGGATCCGGTTGATTTAACTACTGTGACTTCACATATATTACCGGGTGCAGATTTAACATATGATTTGGGTAGCACTAGTAGTCAATGGAGAAGTCTATATGTTGGTTCTAGTACAATATATCTTGGTGGCACACCTTTATCAATTGTAGATGGTAGATTAACAGTTAATGGTATAGATTCTGCAACTACATCATCTTTAAGAAATAATGGATCAAGTTTATCTATAGATTCCACTGGAACTACCTTATTTTTGCCTTCAGGAAATTCAGTAATACGTAGTTTTAATAATATATCTCAAGAAGGATATAATAATTCTATTATTGAATTAATCCCAGATTTTCAACTAATATATGCAACAACTGCTAGTGATTATCATCAATACATCGTCATAGATCCAAATAGTGCTGAAAATCATGTTCATATAAGAACTGGGGGGGAAAGAGATAGATCAAATGCCGCATTATGGCTAGGTGGCAAATATAATCATGTTAAAATTTCTGATATAGAAAATGGAGTTACTATTGGAAGTAACGATGGTAATGAAATAATTGGTGAATGGAAATTTACATATGATAGAAAATTTGTACTACCTAGGCAGTCATTAATTCCAGGTATTGCTATAGATATATTAGCAGATAGTCCAGGTGATCATATTATCGAAAATGCAGAAGATTGGAAATTAATAATTAAAGCTGGCGCAACTAGATCAAATGATGGAAAACTAGAATTAGGTGCAGGTCAAAGTACAAAAATTTTAATTAATGGTGATAGTAGTAGTATAGATTTTATAGCTAGTGACGAAATAAATGTTAATACATGGACAATGAATGTAGATGGTGAATTAGTATTCCCAGATGGGTCTATTCAAAATACCGCATATACATCTACTAATTTTGATCAAAATCTTAATACTACGGATTCTCCTACTTTCAATAACATAGATCTAACAGGATCAAATGGGTTGGCCATTTTAAATTCTACTGCTACTGAACTATCTATTAGTTCTGATGGAACACTTGTAATAAAAACTAATTATACAAGCAAATCCTGGACATTTGGTATTGATGGGGGCATAACTTTCCCAGATAGCACCGTTCAAACTACTGCTTATAAAACTGGTGCAGGTTCTTGGTCATTAGAACCTGGTGCTAATACCGTAAGTTTTACTGTTAGTCAAAATACATCATATACAATGTGGGTCAGAGGAAATATTCCTAATGGTATTGTAGTATGGAATGCAACTGTATCATTATCAAATAGTAATGTTCCAGCAATTGGTAATCAATATGGGTGGTATTATGCTGAAGGGAATAATTTGGTTCTTGATTCTATCCCAAATCAAATAATCGGCACTGTAGGAACAATTAGTTCTGCCACTGTAGTTACTACAAATTCTAATGTTTTCTCATTTGGAATTACAAATAATAGTTCATCTACTCAAGTAGTAAATTGGGGATATGTTAGAATTTAATATTTTTAATACCATAAATATATAATAAAAGGATTTCAAAATGGTTTTAGATTTTCCATCAAACCCTAGTACCGGTACCGTATATCTCGGTACTAACAATGTAACATATACATTTGATGGTGCTAAATGGTTAGGTCAAGCACAATTGGGTAGCCAAGGGTTTCAAGGAGTACAGGGATCACAAGGACATCAAGGTGTTCAAGGTATACAAGGTCACCAAGGAATACAAGGTTCGCAAGGATATCAAGGTTTCCAAGGAAATCAAGGGTATCAAGGTTTTCAGGGGTTTCAAGGAAGTCAAGGTGTACAGGGTGCACAGGGTTTCCAAGGATTAGAAGGTGTTCAAGGAAGTCAGGGTATTCAAGGAAGTCAAGGTGTTTCTGGTCTTAGTATAGTAATACAAAATGGAACAGGTACACAAGTTGTACAAGAAGGGAATACCTGGACTATATGGTCTGTTGCTGATCTAGATACCGTGGTTGGATATGGAAATACTACAGATAATTCTATAACAATAACCAATGATACACAGTCTTCATCTACTGATTCCGGCGCATTGTCTGTGGTTGGTGGAGTTGGAATAGGCGGAAAATTATATGTTGGTAATTCTTTAGTTATTAATCAAGTACAAGAATCTTTTGCAAGTATAACAAATGCATCTGGGATAGTAGATCATGATGCAAGTATATCAAAAGTATTCAATCATACAGATATATCAAATACTTTTACAGTTAATTTAACTAATTTAACATTAGATTCTGGATATTCCACAATTATAATTTTATTATTAAATCAAGGGGCTACTGCTTATATCCCTACTCAATTAAGCATCGATAGTAATTATCAAAATATTAATTGGCAGGGTGGAATAATACCTTCCGGTGTTTCAAATAGTGTTGATGTAATGTCATTTACATTACTTAATACAGGTAATATAAATTCCTGTACTGTGCTTGGACAATTAGTATCTTTCGGATAAAACATGCCATTTATATCATCAATTACTGGACTATATGGTTTTGGAAGAAGTGCAGTTTTTAATCAGGATGCATTATTTGATAATGTATCACTGTTACTTCACATGAATGGAACTGATGGTTCAACTGATTTTATTGATAGCAGTACTAGGACTAAAATAGTTAGTGCATTCGGTGGTGCAGTAATATCAACTTCTATTAGTAAATTTGGTGGAGCCAGTGGATTTTTTAATAACGTAGATTCATATATAACAACTCCGAATGACTCTGATTTTGACTTAACTACAGGAGACTGGACGATTGAATTATTTTGTAATATAGATCCAGTAGAGTCTGATATTATAATTAATAAAGCAGCAGGCGTTGGATTTTTCCCATTTCAAATTAGAGTAGTAAATGATAAATTTAATGCTAGAGGATTTGTACCAAATCCAGTATTGGGATTAGCCTATAACTTAGGTGAAGATTCTGGGCCAACAGTTGAAGCTAGTCGATGGTATCACCTTGCTTTAGTTAGACAATCAAATACATTTTATTTTTATGTAGATGGAGTTGCAGTAGATAGTCAATCTTATAGTGGAATACTATACGATGCTGATACATCTGTATCAATAGGTGGAACAGACAACGGACTTGCATTAACATCTGGTTACATTGATGAAGTAAGAATAACAAAAGGAATTTGTCGCTATCCGGATGGGACTACATTTGAAATACCTACCAAACAGTTTCCGGACAATGATAGTTGATAAATATAACATAATATGAAAGCAACAGAAATAATTAGAAACATTTTGGATCTTATTGATGATATTGATGTTGAATCAGATGATACTGATCAAGCAGAAAGAGTTGATACTATCCAAACAGGTGTAGATACAAATAGATTTAAGCATATTTTTGCAATGCTTGATGCTGAAAGAAGTAACTCCGGAATATATGATAATAGTCCATCCGTAGTAATAGCAGATATAAGTGCAGTAACAAATGATGCAGGTGGTGGATGGAATGGTCCAAAAAACCCCAGTGATTTAAAGGGAAATTCTATTTCGTTATATCCAAATTATCAACATAGACCGGAGTAATTAATGGATATCTATGTTCAAAGTTTTCTTAATAGTGCAACAAAATTAACTATCAGTGTTAATACTACCACAACATTTGCCGAATTAGCAGATCTTGTTTGGGCTGCTGAAGGTACAACTAGTACTATACAGCAATTTTATATTAATAATACTGAAGTGGATACGAGTGCTACCATGTCGGTATATGCAGTAACCTCGGGTACGTATATTGGAAGTAGTAATACAATTTCTGAATTAGCTTCTAAAGTAGATAGACAAGTTGCTAAATTAAATTTAGCACAGCTACGTAGACAATCAGCTGGAAATACTACTACAAACTATTATAGAGTTTATAATATATTTGATGTTGATTTGTTAGCAGACAAATATATTTCTAATACTGCTACAGTAGGAACAACTAGTACACTGGTTATTCATAGACCATGGTTAGCTGAAGCACCAGTCCCCGCTTTTTCTAATCCTACTCTTACAATAGGATCGGCTGTTACAACATCAACACAAAGCCCATTTGTTGGGGGAGGTAATAGCTATTCATTTATTAGCAGTACTGATAGTTATATAGAAACCCCGGCTAGTTCAGATTGGGCTATGGGAACAGGTGACTTTACAGTAGAATGGTTTAGTTATCAAACTACATTATCACAGTTTCAACGTGTATTTACCGTAGGAGATTATCCTGCTATAGATTTTGGTGTTAGTATAGAATCGGGTACGTTCTATTTTTGGAGCGGGGGAGATGCTGATACCGATTATAATTCTGCAAGTGCCACCACAATTAATACATGGTATCATTGGGCAGTTGTTAGATCAGGGACAACATTAAGCGTATATCGAAATGGTACTTTACGTGGATCATCGGTGAGCAATACTGATAATATTAATGATACAGTTACACCATTTGTAGTTGGTAATACTAATTTATATGCTACTAATGCAGCATTTGTGGGATTTATTACTAATTTTAGATTAGTAAAAGGTCTGGCAGTATATACTGGCGACTTTACTGTTCCAACATCTGCATTAACTGCTACTGCAACCGCCAATCCATATGGTGGTTCAAATACACAAGCTATACCTGCTGGTGCAACTAAACTATTGTTGGTGCCATAATGCCAGTTGATCGTTATTTAAATTCTACCAATTATGCTCATCCGCAAGAAAGTAACTTGTTGGATCTTCATAAAGCAATGGAATATAATGTTCTTGGCGAACCTATAATAAGAACAACATTAGGTCCAACTGCCAGTGATGCATTTGGTAGATTTAGAGTTAGTCAACCATTTACCTTATTTGATAATTTTTATAGATATAGCGATCAAGAACGTGTTAATACTTATACGACAGGAACTTTAAGTACCGCCACATTTTTAAATAATGAAGGTTTGGTAGCATTATCTATCGGAACTCAAACAAATGCAGCAGTCTATAGAGAAAGTGATCGTGTATTTGCTTATCAACCTGGTAAAAGTCTATTAATATTGAGAACATTTTGTCTAGGTCCTGCTAAAACTGGCTTACGACAACGTGTAGGTTATTTTGATAGTGATAATGGGATTTATTTAGAACGAGATGGCAGCACAGTTTACTTTGTTAAAAAAAGTAAAATTTCAGGATCTGTTGTAGAAACAAGAGTTGCGAAAGACAACTGGAATATAACTACCTTAGACGGAACAGGAGCAGATAAAATCGTTTTGGATAGTAGTTTATCACAAATACTTTATATTAATATTGAATGGTTGGGTGTAGGTAGTGTAGAGTGTGGATTTGTTATAAAAGGTCAATTTATTCCCTGTCATATATTTCATCATGCAAATGAAACAGGAACTACTTCTACCTATATGACCACAGCATGTTTACCAATAAGAACAGAAATAGAAAATACTACTGCAACTACTTCAACTAGTGTTTTAAAAGACATATGTGCTACAGTTATTTCAGAAGGTGGTTATGAACTTAGAGGTCGTCCACGGAGTATAGGAACAGGATTAGATGGATATGTGATGAGTGGTAATGGAACTCAAATTTTATACCCATTGGTTAGTATTAGATTAAAAGCAGATAGACTAGGTGCTATTGTATTCCCACAAAATTTTAGTGTAACAGTTGCTGAGTCAGCAATGTTTCGTTGGGAAGTATTAATTAAATCAATTACCACTGGGGGAACATGGATCAGTATAGGTGACGATAGCAGTGTAGAATATAATTTATCAGCAACCGGTTTTGTAAACACTGGTACTACAGTTGAGGTTGGTTATATTGCAAGTTCAAATCAGTCTAGTTCTTCTCCTTCATTGGCAGAATTTCCATTCCAACGCCAACTTACAAGAAACACATTTGATGGAACTAGATATGAATTTGTTATTGCCATGAAACACAGTGGTAATAATTTAAAAGGCTGGGCCAGCATTAATTTTGAAGAAACAACTTAAAGAGGATTGACATGAAAAAACTATTAGCATTATTATTAATCGTACCATTTTTGGTATTTGCACAAAAACAACCCAAAGGTGTGGTTTATGATACACAGATTATAAGAGTAAGTGACGGGGATACTATAGTTATTTCTGCTCCATTTTTACCTGCACCATTAAAACCAGAATTGGCCGTCAGAATATTTGGAGTTGATACTCCAGAAAAAGGTCATAGAGCACAATGTGCGCAAGAAGCACAACGTGGAGAAATGGCTAGTCAATATACCAAACAACTTGTGGCACAGGGAAGACAATTCCAAGTAGTTCTTTATGGATGGGATAAGTTTGGAGGTCGCGTGTTGGGTGATATATTAGTAAATGGACAAAGTGTTCGTCAGGGTTTAATTGCTAATGGTTTAGCTAGAGAATATTATGGAGAAGCAAAACAAACTTGGTGTTGATGATTTAGGATGGAAATTCCATCTCTATCATTTAACTTGGGTTATTGGTTTAACTTCATTATTTTTTATTTTTAACTGGTGGATTGCTTTTTTAATTATAGGCATGATATCAGTTTATTTTGTGTGGAAATATTAATACTATCTAGGACCGTTATACTTACGATAGTATCGAGGCGGCTGCTGCTAGTTAGACATTAACGCCATTCTGTCTACAAAGTGAGCATTTACTTCTAAAACTATAAATAAATTCATGAGATATAGAGAACTTGTTGAAAACAAAAATGATTTCGTTGATATTTTCAACAAATTTAAGCCTATTGCAAAAAAAGTTATAGGTATAGATTCTTTACCTAAAATAAAAATTTCAAAAGAAATTGATAGTCCGGATCAACCAACTTTTGGAAAATATGATATCAATGCAAAAACATTGCATGTTGGTTTAGCTAATAGACATCCTGTTGACATTTTACGAACTATAGCACATGAACTAGTTCATTATAAACAAGACATTAATGATGAATTAGATAATGATAGTGGTAGAACAGGTAGCCCTCAAGAAAATCAAGCCAATGAAATTGCTGGTGTAGTAATGAGAATATTCAATAAAAAGTATCCAGAATATATAAAAAGCAAACCATTGGTTGAAAGTTTAGAAGACGATGAAAATGAGAATTTACCATCTGTACAATTGGCAAAATCATTGATGCCAAGTGTTTTGATTAAAGTTCAAAAAACATATGATGATTGGGATGAAGAAGACGTTGATACCTATGCTGGTGGTGGAATATGTCATCTTATAGCAGATGATGTATGTGAAATACTAAGTAATAAAGGAATTGAATGTACAACGGTAAGTTGCTCATATGAACAACATGTATACGTTGCTGCCAAGTTTTCTGAAGGTGTTTACACAATAGATATACCATATCATATATATGAAACTGGTGGTGGATATAGTTGGCAGAAAAAAAATGGAATACAATTCGATACACAGGATATTGTATTTTATCAAGCATCATCTGACCCAGATGAATTTAAGAATTATATTGACTATTAAGGATTACATCATGAATAATTGGAACAGTTTAGTTGACACTATAAAAGAGATTGATAAAAATAATTCTAAAATATTAAATGAAAATGGTGGTGTTGCTGCTACGACTGCTCCTCCTGCTTCAAGAGGAAAAACTATTGCCAAGAACGCTGGCAAATTTGGTGCTAAATTTTTAGGTGGAGTGGGAACAGCACTTAGTTTTATGGATGCATGGAATAGATGGCAAGCAGGTGATAGAAGTGGTGCAGTTATATCAGTTTTATCTGGTGCCGCGTATACCAATCCGGTAACAATGCCTGTTGGTATGGCATTAGATTATTACAATGATAATAGACCTGGATCTCCAAATTATGTGCCTCCAGAGCAAGAAGATCCAGAAAACCCTCCAGTTATTTCTGAAGAAGATGATATTGATGTAAATGAAGTTCTTAAATTAGCTAGAAAAATAGCCCCAATGATGTCTACCAGCAGAAACCCAGCTACTGGTAAATTTAGTCCATCTTCTGTAAAACCAGACGATGTAAAAGACATTAAAACTAGAGCAGATAATGTACCACCAATAGATCCTAATGCAAAAGCTCCTGTCGGTAGATCAGTTGTTACTCCTCCTCAATCAACTGGATTAGGTGCAAAAGATTGGGCTAGAACTGGAGCAATTGCTGGTACTGTAGCTGGAGGTGGTAGTGCATTATTGCCAAATACACCTAGTACATCCGCTGCTGCTACCAGCCAACCTACACCTTCTGCGTCAACTCCAACACCAGCACAAACTCCAAAGAAAATGTCTGATTTTGAGAGAGCATTCTTTAATGCTAGAAAAGCTGGTCAACCAACATTTACTTGGAAAAATCCTCGTACAGGAAAAGTTGATCAATATTCAACTAGATATAAAAATGAAACACCTGATCAGCATTTGAAAAAATTAAAACCAATTTCAGAATCAGATCAAATAGATTTTTTAAGAAATGAATTAAAATTTATTGATGAGGCGGCTGTACAACTACCACGTATTCCCCCAAGTTTTCCAGGTGCTAAAAAATTAAACACGATAGTTGATCTTTATGATTTATTAAATGATATTAAAATAGTTAGAAATAGCGATAAAGCCACAGATGCTGTAAAAGCTGGAACTAAAGCCGCAGATGCAGCAGTAGATGCTGCCAAAAACGCAGGTAAAACCCCAGCAGCAGGTGCTGCAACTGGAGGTTCACCTCCGGCTATCTGGGGGACTGCTGAAAGAGAAGCAGAAAGAATAAGAAAGCAACAAGCCGCTGCAAGAGCAGCAGATGCTTCTGCTGTTCCTGCCCCTGCTAGGCCTGTTACTCCTGCTACTACTCCTGCTGCTACTACTCCTACTGCTGGTGGTACTGTTGGTACCACTACCACACCTGGTGGTATAATCGTACAACAAAATGCAGGAAAGGGTGCAAGAACTCCAGGGGAAGCTGCTGTAATTGCCCAAGCTAATAATCCAAACGCTGCTGTAAGGGCCTCAAGTAATCCTTTTAGTCTGAGCACTGGTGGTGGTACTGGTGCTGCTGGTGCTGCTGGACGTGGTGGTACTGCTGGTGGTACCGGTGCTGGTGGTGGTACTAGTGCTGCTGGACGTGTTGGCGCTGCTGGTGGTAGTACTGGTGCTGGTGGTACTGGTGGTGGTGCTATTGGTACTGCTGGTACTGTTGCTGGCGGTGCTGCTGGTACTATTGCTGCCGGTGGACGTACCGGTGGTGCTGCCGGTGGTACTGCTACCGGTGGTGCTGCTGGTGGTGCTGGCACTGGTGGTGGACGTGCCGCTGGTACTGCTACTGCTCCTATGCAAACTACTACTGGCGCACCGCCTACTCCTGTTCAAGTTGGAAGAATTAGTGATAACGGTGCATTAGCAGCGGGGGCGGCAACAGTTGGTGCTGCGGCACTAACTAGTGGAGGTTCTGATCAAGCTCAAGGTTCAAATACTGGTGGTACTGCTGGTGGTACTGCTGGTAGTACTGCTGCTGGTGGTACTACTACTGCTGCTGGTGATACTGGTGGTGGTGATACAATCGATCAGTATACTTATGGATATGGATCTCCGACTGATACTACTGCTGCTGGTGGTACTCCATCTAATGCTACAGTATCCGATGATGGGGAACAGTATGAGAGAGATATTATAAGTAGAACTACGAACTTACCATACGATGATAATGAACAGTATGAGAGAGATATTATAAGTAGAACTACAAACTTACCACCAGCACAGGTAACTTCAAGACCGGGTGATGTAGCAACTGTTAATACAACGTCACAACCAGAAAGACAAGCTGTTTCTACACCTCCGTCTGGTACTGGTCTTAAAACAGGTGGATCACAATTATCTACAGGAAACCTAGGGGCATCTGTGCAACAAGGTTCTGCATTAGCACCAGATTTTGTACAAAGAACTACGCCACAAGGTTTTAATTTCACTGATGCACAAAAGGAATGGTTGTATAGAAGTGGTGGGAAACCCAATATACAAGATCCATATATTATATGGAATATGGTCAAGAGAGCAGGTGGTCCAATGCCTCCTGTATCATACTTTAAAGATCCTGATGATCAAGCGATAGCTAAAAGAATAGGATTTCCCACAGTTGATTTAGGTCAACCAAGGGCTAGTATTGCCAATTTAACTAACGATCAAGTAAATCAACAAATTACTCAACTAGCTACTCAACAACAGGCAAGATCTCAACCAGTACAACAGCAACAGCAAAGTCCACAGACCCCTCCCGCTCAAAACACTGCTGGTCAAGGTTTTAATTTCACTGAACCACAAAAACAGTGGTTGACAAAAGATGGTGGAAACCCCAATATACAAGATCCATATATATTAAACAATATGGTGAGAAAAGTAGGTGGACCAAAACCACCAGTATCATACTTTAAAGATCCAGAAGATCAGGCTTTAGCAAAGAGATTAGGATTCCCAATGAATGAATCCAATGAAGAATTAAGTAGACTAAAAAGTTTAATCAGAAAAATATAAAAAAAATCCCCGAAAATTCGGGGATTTAAAAAGGCTAAGCCTTAAAAGGAATGTTTTATAAAATTACAATCGTTTGATTAATGAATCACTTTGATTTTGCGGAAACGAACTGATACATCTTTTCGGCTGTTTCGAGCACTTGTTCAATACCAGGAAATTTTGGCATTTCAACAGTTGAAACGATTTGATTGGTTTTATCATCTCGTTTTGCTGTCATTTCCCAGCCACTAAACTTCATACTGTATTCAGCAGTAACAAGATCCTTAGCCATATGTAACAAATCAGTACGGATTTCATATCCGTTACGTGATTGATTTACCTTGAACTGAGGCATGTTATTAGTAAAACTATCTTTAGACATATTTTTCTCCTTCTGTGTGAATGTCTGTGTTACCATGTTGTGTAACAGGTACTATTATAATACAGGTTGACTACCTTGTCAACTGCATTTAATACATACCATGCATTTTATGATATTTACGATACTCGTATATCATTTCTCCCCAACATACTATGAATTCTCCTATTTTTTTAAATATAATCATAACCAACTCCTATTATTATTTTGAAAGCTTTTATATGCCCACTGTTTTTCTAGTAATTCTATATCAGCTGTAGATTTAGGATTGTTGTATATTATATATTCTTTTAGAGAATCACCGTGTGAGGTGCTTTTAAAAATATTTTTTAACTTATCTGTTATTGTCTTAAACATTGTGTGTTCCTCTTAATATAATCACTTGTGATGATTATATCATATTTATAAAATTTTGTGCAGTGCAACAATTTTATTTTTATTGTAAATGTATTATAATATTAACCTATTAAAATAAATATTAGAAAAGGATTATATCTTGAAAAAAACGACTCGTAGTATACTTGAAGAATTAAATTCTATTAACATAAAAAAGAATAATGAAGATATAATAGAATCAAGAGCTTTACATATTATTGATGGTGCGATAAATTTATTAAAATTAATAAAAGAAACTTATAGTGAAGAAGAATCTTTTGAACTTGAGAAAAGATTAATAGGAAGTATACGAACTTATAATTCTGCCAAATTCGTAAGAGGAATCAAACGAATTAAAGAAGATAAAGAAACTAAGAAACGTCTTAAAGTTATAGATGGTAATTTGAAAAATGATTCCTAAAACCGTATTTTTTAAATTTTTTACTAAATAATCATATGAAAATCTGTTAGCCAACAGATAAAAAGATTTAAGGAGAAATAAAATGGCAGGAATAGATAGAGTTCACGGTGGAGTTGGTGTAGAAGGCGTTATCAACGGCGTTGCTGGTGCCCAACTTGGTGGAAATTTAAAGTTTTTCTTAGTAACAGTAAAGAATGGTAGTGCTTCAGCCCAAGATCTACAGGGTGAAATGGCTGCTGGTGTAAATGGTGGTTTAGGTGGAGTTGTTGAGACCATCCTAAGAGTTTGCCCAAGTGGTATTTTGGCTTACTATGTTCCAGCATCAAGTGGTGGTGTTATTCATCTAATTGTAGATGGACACGCAACATTTGCTGCTACGACTGGTAGCGCAACCCAGCCTGGTTTACAAGAGATCATTCGTGCTCTAGGCACCGCAGTTCCTACTGCTGGTGGTAGCACAATGGATGTATCTGGAACAACAGTTGCAGCCGGTGCTGCATTCGTAATTTCCTAATTTAATTAACTAAGTTAAATTAATCAAAGGGGTATTTTATATACCCCTTTTCTTTTTTCCATAAATATCTAAAAATTAACAAGGTATATTATGGAATACATAGAAATAAAAACACTTATTGATATTACGCAGACTAACGTAAGAAGAGACAGTGATGAATTAAATATAGCATTTAATCAGCATAAAAACTTTATTACATTACTTCAATGCCTAGAAATTAAATCTATTATTAATTATGATTTTGGACCAACAGTAGAAACAGTAGATATAAAAGATTTAGGATTTGGCTCCTTATATAAAGGTAAAAATAGCGTCTGGACTTTTAAATTTTCTCCAGATAGAGCAGGTGTCTATAAGTCTTCTGATAATAATGAAATTGGATTATTACCAAATGATATACATCAAGTTCCTATTATTAAAAAATTGACAGAAACAATAAATATTGATATACCAATTTTTGATTGTCATGATCCGAAATTGAAAAATATAATTTTTAAGATATATTAATATGAAAATTAAAGAGCTAGTTTATATTAGAGAACAAAGTAATATGGTTACTACCATAGCAAATGTTTTACAAAAAGGAAAAGAGACTGGACAAACTGTTCAATCAACACAGAAACCTCAACAAACAGCTCAGAAAGCTAATCAATCGGGTGCAACACAACAATCTAACCAAGCGGGTACATCACCGCAGCCAATGGGAACATCTGGTACTCAAGGGACAAGCACAGTAAGTAAACCCCAACAAAATACTACGAATATTCAAAAACCAGTAAACATACCTGCTGGAACAAGAATAGATTCAGTTATATCGAATGATCCAAATGTATTAAAGTTTAAGATGGATAATGCAGTATTTTCATTAGATACTAAAGATCCACAGAACAGCCAAATGCTACAACAGCTTCAATCTATGGGAATTAAAAAACAATCATGAAATTATATGAATTAATTTCTGGTATACCGATTGTATTAACTAATGAAGAAAAGTCTTTCGTAGACAAATATCCAACCGCTAGATTATCCTCATTGGATGATCATGATTTGTGGCTAGCGCAAAATTTAGTTAGAAAAGGTTTGTATAGTATAAGTAATGATAACAATACTTTGAAAAGATTATGAACGATATATCAAAAGAAATCTGGGATAAAATTTTTACAATATCTGTAAAAGTAAAAAATAATTTAAAAAATAAAGGTTTCGTTATACCTATACAAGAAGATGATGGTTCTATAAGAATTGGATTTTATTTCATAAAAAAAGAAAACAATTTTTATTCAATATACAATACTTCTAATAATATTGTGGTAGACAACATAAATTTACCACAGTCGGCAATATTAATTGCAAATAGTTTAGCATTGGGTAAGTTCATGGATAAAAATATTCTTGAGCTTGACAGAAACTATGGATATTCTTTATTTGAGGAACAGTTAAAAAACAGATCAAAGAAAAAAAATATTGAAACTTTGGAGATAAGAAAGATGAAGTCTGATATTGCTACTGTCAAAAAACAAAGATGTCTAGGTAAAATTAACGAACAGTTTAACAAACTGAGCACTTTCGTATAAATAATTAAAATAATACTGAGAAAGAACACCAATGAAAACTTCTATTTTTTATTCCAAATTAAATAGTAAAATGATTGAGGAAAACATTAATAAACATTTCGGCGTTAGAGTAAATGTTTCCCCATATAACAGAGAACAACTGGAAGATATAAGAAATAAACTTAGAACAAAAATTTTTAATCATGAAAATGGTTCTAAGTTCAACGATTTGTTAAATAATGAAAGCTACCAAAAAGATAAAGCTATGCTTGATCTTGTAAACACAAGGATTAAAGAAATGTTAGGTGAAAACTCAAATAAAAAAACAGCAGCAAGTATTTCTGAAGCACGTAAAAAAACTGCATCAAAAAAAACAATGGCAAAAAAAGATTACGATGGTGATGGTAAAATAGAAACCAACAAAGACGAAGTATGGGGCAGTCGTGCAAAAGCTGCTGCTAAGTCTGGAAAGCCATTCAAAGAAGCTGTTAAAAAGACCAAACAACATGCCGACGATGAAATGGTCGCAGAAAAAGCTGTTAGCAAAAAACAGCAAAAATTCATGGGAATGGTTCATGCTGCGAAAAAGGGTGAAGAACCTGCAAGCCCTGAAGTTGCAAAAGCTGCTAAATCCATGACTGGAAAAGAAGCAGAGAAATTTGCAAGCACTAAGCACAAAGGTTTACCAGAAAAGAAACCTAAGAAAACTAAAGAACCGGTAAAAGCTAAAACTGCTGTAAAGAAAGCACCTAATAGTAAAGAAAAAAATGTTGAATTGGCAAAATTAAAAAAGAAACCAGTAAAAGAATCTTTATATCGCACCTATGTAAGAATGGTAAACGAGAATATAGAACGTTTATTGAATGAAGACGAGGAAGAAAGAGCCAACACTATTACTGCTGCCGGTGATATGGCAAATGATTATACTAGCTGGATGCAAAAAGTTGGTCAATATCAAACTAAGGTAATGATTGAATTATCTGATGAGATTCGTCATAACTTTGGAGCACAACAATCAATGGCATTTAAGCAGGCTGTTGGACCTGCATTAGCTACAACATTGGCAACTTTAAACGCTCAGCGGGAAGTTATTAGTAAAGCAATAGCTCAATTGGCAGGAGAAGAAACACCAGAAGTTCCAATGGGTGGAGAGCCGGGAGAAGAAATAACTCCAACATCTCCAGATATGATGAATCCAGAAGCGGGAGCATCTGCTGGCCCAGACGAATTTGCAGCAAGCGATGCTGCGGCTGGTGAAGGTGATACAGGTAGAGAATTAAGAGAAAGTAATTATAGAAAAAAGTTACGTGAATCTCATATATTACTTGCTAAACTATCACAATAATGCGTCTATTTGAAATTCTTGATGTAAAACCTGATCCTGGTCCTATAGGAAATATCCTTAAGGTACTACAGGGTCAGGCAAATAATGCCACTAAAAAAGGCGATACATTAGTTTATGACTTTGACACTATTAAGCGAATGGCAGGTAGTGATCAATATGGTATTTCTAATATAGACACATTAATACAATGGCAAAATGAATTTGACCCCAATGGTAATTTAATTAAAGATATTGATGTTGAAAATGAAAAAGTATACATCAAAACAAAAAATCAAGCAAATTCACCTGCGATGCCAACAGATCAAAGTGGATCAACCACTGTAGATAATATGGCGTCTAGAGCCGCTAAAAAAGCTATTTCATCAAAAATTTGACAGTTGTATACATTTATGTTATACTCCGTGTATGACTATAAATCCTCCACCATACGTAAAAAAATTTGACTACCAAGGTTGTGTTCAAATAAATGATCCTGTAACTAATAAAAGATCATATCAGACACCGGAAGGAGAAAAACTTCCAAGTGTTACCACGATTCTTAGCGCCACGGAAGATAAAAGTGCTATTTTAGAGTGGAAAAAACGAATAGGTGAAGATAAAGCCGCCAAAATTGTTAAAGAGGCATCCGGTGTGGGGACATCTATGCATAAAAACATAGAAAACTTTATAACCGGAGTGCAACGACAACCGGGTGGTAATTTGGTTCATGTCCAATCAAATAAAATGGCCGATCTCATCATCGAGAATGCATTCTCTAAAATAGATGAAATTTGGGCGTATGAACAAAGTCTATATTATTCTGGTTTATACTCTGGAACAACAGACTTAGTTGCGGTTTATCAAGGAAAACCCAGTATTTGTGACTATAAACAGTCTAATAAGCTAAAAAAAGAAGAATGGGTTGATGGCTATAAAACTCAGCTAGTGGCATATATTATGTGCCATAATAATACATATGGCACTGATATTAGAGAAGGTCATATTTTTATGTGCACCCGAGATTTACAATATCAACAATTTGATTTATGGCCGAAAGACTTTAACAAGTATCAAGATAGATGGTTGGAAAAAGTAGAAACTTATTATAAGTATCACGCCTGAACTAAAAACATTGATAATAAATGTAAAGGTCGAACATGGAAACTTGTAAATGGAAAGCGGGTTTGGAACGATAAATAACATATTGGGAGATAGATATGGCAATTTTAGAAGTGGCTAGAATACAGATCCGTAGAGGTCAAGAAATACAAAACAAGGTTCCAAAACTAGAACCTGGTGAATTTGCATGGGCACAAGACACTGAAAATCTTTACATAGGTAAAAGAATTGCAGAGGGTGCAGCAGATGATGAAAATACTAGAATCTTAACAGAAAAAGATTTTCAAAGAGATAATATATTTGAATTATTAAATTTATCAACTGCAACTTTAACTAGTCCATATAAATATCGTGCACTTACTCCCCATATTAGTGCCACTTCAGTTACTAGACTTTTACAAGAAAAGTTAGATGAAAGCGTAAGTATATGTGAATTTGGTGTAATACAAAGCTTTACTGCAACTGACATTTCAAATGAGTTCCAAGTGGCTGTAGATACTATATTTAAAAATAGTACATGGGATTCATTGGAAAGAATGGATTCTAGAAGAGAACTAAAAATTCCAGCTGGAAAATATCTTATATCGAATGCAATCGAATTACCACCATACACTACATTAGTTGGAGAACATCCAGAATTAACAGTAATTACTCTTACCTCATCAACAACTAATATTTTTAGAACATCCGACGCTGATGGTAACTTATTTTTGTCTGGATTGATGGAAACTGGAGTTAAACGAGCTAGACAAGTAGTTATTAAAAATTTAACATTAGAATATGATCCAGCATATGCATCAGACAATGCACTAGTTAGCTTTGATAATGTTTTAAATGCTAAACTTGATAATTGTATTCTAAGAACAGCATTCGATTCAACTTCTACCACTACATATGGATTAGTGTCAAATGGTATCGGAGTTGAAATACGTGGAACTGGAGGTGGATTAGGTTCTGGGGATGCAAATCTATGTGAAAATGTAGAAATTATAGATTGTGCTTTCGATTCACTATACATCGGAGTTCGTGGGACAGGTACAGTTGTAAGACCTACAATAGATAAAAGTATTTTTAGTAATTTAAACAGAGGTATAGAATATTATACAATTGATAATAATTTACCAGGACCAACAAATGGGATTATTTCAAACAATAGATTTGAAAATATTGTAAGAGAAGGTATATATGTTGGTGCCAATCCTAATAACTTAAAAAGTAATGTTATTTCAGAAAATAATTTCTTTATACAAACAGGAAATGGAGTTGGGTTGACTGATAATATAACTGCTGCTGGTGCTTCGACTGCTGTTATAAGTTTTAATTCAACTGGAAATAAAAGTATTGATGATTTTTTCCAGAGAAAAAATTTAGCTGATGCTACCACTTCAACTGATTTTTACTATGCCCCTTTGGTTACTGGTAGAGCATATATACTTAATACCGAAGTAAGCACTGCAACTATTGTAGCATCTAGTTCTACCGTATTTGCCAAAATACCATTGAATGGTCAAGATCAACTTATAAAAATAAACTATCAATTAACAAATGATAGATTATCAAGAAAAGGTGAATTGACCGTTAACTTAGCTCCAGATAATATTGGCGCTGTAACTGATAGTTTTAATTATATAGAAACATATGATGAACTTACTGGTCCACCATCTATATATTTTACAACCACATCAACATATGCCAGTACAAAGAATTATGTTTCTTTAGTATGCGTTAATGATTCAATCGAATCATCATTAGAGTACAACTTAAATATAATGACGTAAATGTTTAAAAAATCTATAGAACAAAGATTATCTGATTGGGTGCAACATAGAAAATTAATCGATAGCTCAGATACACCATTTGAAGATGTATGTGAATTTTGGAACAATGCACCCTTTGTTCCTTACAATCGTAAAGTTGATCCTTACAATAAAAAATCATGGCCAACCCCATGGGAAATAATCATTGAAAATAAATATGATGATTTTACAAAATCGTTAATGATTGCTTTAACTTTAAAATATACAAATAAATTTAAAGACACTCCTATTGAGATTCAGATGCTAGTAGACAGTAACGATGAAAATAGGTATAATGTAGTTGTTGTAGATAATAAATTTGTACTTAATTTTAAAGATCAAGAGCCTGTATTTAAAGACTCAATATTAAGCAACTATTTTGTTGAAAATTTAATTCAAATATAAATTTACAAGTAAATAATACTTTCTAAGAAAAAGTAAAAGGAATAATTTTTTATGATTACGGTAGTTAAACGTGATGGGGAAATCGTCCCATTGGATATAAGTAAAATTCAAAGACAGGTTGATAATTGTTGTAAAGGTATTGATTCTGTTAGTCCGTCTATGATTCAAATACGGGCACAACTTCAATTTCATGATAAAATGACAACTGAAACAATTGACAAGTTGTTACTACAGGCTATGGTCAGTTTGATTGATGAAAGCGAAAACGAAGACATTAATAATGTAAATTATCAGTATGTCGCAGGTAGACAGCGTTTAAGTATGCTTAGAAAAGAAGTATATGGAAAATATGAACCTGATACTTTATACAATATAGTAAAGAAAAACGTAGAATTAGGTATGTATACCCCTGAACTTATGGAGTGGTATACCGAAGAAGAATGGAATATTATTGATCTTTTTATAGATCATTCTAAGGATGAAAATTATACATATGCAGCGATTGCTCAATTGTGTGAAAAGTATCTAGTTCAAAATAGAGCAACTGGCAAGATTTATGAAACTCCACAAGTAAGGTATGCAATAGCTGCTGCTACCGCATTCCATGCTGAAAGTAAGGATAAAAGACTAAAGTTTGTAAAAGAGTATTATGAATGTGCATCAGATGGACATTTCACTTTAGCAACTCCTGTTCTTGCTGGTCTAGGGACAACCACTAAACAATTCAGTTCCTGTGTTCTTATTTCTAGTGATGATACATTAGATTCAATTTTTGCCACAGGTGAAATGATGGCAAAATATGCATCAAAACGTGCAGGAATTGGCCTAGAAATAGGTAGAATTAGGCCATTAGGAGCACCAATTCGCAATGGAGAAATTAAACATACTGGACTAGTACCTTTCTTAAAGAAGTGGTATGGAGATCTTCGTTCTTGTTCTCAAGGTGGAATTAGAAATGCAAGTTGCACGGTATTCTTCCCAATATGGCATTATCAATTTGAAGATTTGATTGTTCTCAAAAATAATCAAGGCACTGAAGAAACAAGAGTTCGTCAGTTGGACTATGGCGTTGTTATTAGTGGATTATTTTGGAAACGATTTAAACAAGGGAAGAATATAACTTTATTTGATCCACATGAAGTTCAAGATTTATACGAAGCATACTATAGAGATAGCAAACTTTTTGAAAGCTTATATGTAAAATATGAACAAGATTCATCCAAAAAGAAAAAAGTTATATCTGCTGAAGAAATTTTTAAGAATGGTATATTAAAAGAAAGAACCGATACTGGTAGAATTTATATCGTTAATATTGATAATGTTATTAATCAAGGTTCGTTCGATACTAAACTAGACCCTATCTATCAATCAAACTTATGTTTAGAAATTTTGTTACCTAATCGTCCATTTGAGCGTATTGAAGATGAATCAGGTCGTATAGCGTTATGTACACTTGGAAGTATAAATTGGGGTGTATTTAAAAATCCGCAAGATATGCGTAAAGCATGTAGAGTATTGGTAAGAAGTTTAAGTAACTTATTGGGATATCAAGATTTTCTAAGTGTTCAAAGTAAGTTATCGAATGATGAGTTTGAACCACTTGGTATTGGTATAACAAATCTAGCTTACTGGCATGCCAAACGGAATTTTAAATACGGTGACTCAACTAGCTTGGCTGAGGTAAAAAGGTGGGCCGAACATCAATCATATTACTTGACTGAAGTGAGTGTTGAACTAGCTCAAGAAAAAGGGGCTTGCACTCGTAGTCAACATACTTGGTACGGCAAAGGAGTATTTCCTTGGGAACGTAGAAGTAATGGAGTAAATGAACTAACTGATTTCACACCCTCATTAAACTGGGAACCCCTACGTGAAAAAATGTTAAAATATGGTATACGTAATGCAACACTAATGGCTGTAGCACCTGTAGAAAGTTGTCATTCTTGGGAAGATAAGATAAATACTTTGGACGGAACGTTACCCAATTTTCATGAATTATGTGAAAAGGCTGGATTAAATTGGGAATTAATAGAGGCTACCAATTTAATCGGTCATCACAAAATAGATGAAATTTCTGTTGTTGGGCCAAATGGAAATGCAGATTCTATAACAAGTATATATTATAATGGCATGGCCTCAGTTAATGAGATTATATTTGAAGATGGATCAATAGTGAAACTCACCGATAATCATAGATTGTTGGTTAATCGCAATAATGAGAAAAAATGGATACACGTTCGGGAATTAAATGAAGGAGATGATGTCGTTGAAGTTAATGATTTTGGGGAAACCGAGATCCCAACCTAAAAAAATATTGAATAAAGTAAAAACGAAAGAAGAATTGGATATTCTTCTTTCTGCTGCATCAGACGAAGATATATCTAAATTTTATGGATTGTCATTAAACGACAGAAAAAATATTATTGATGCTATTTTTAGATTCATCAATGATAAAAATTTCTTGTTATATGTTCGCGGGTTGAGTGATGATGAGTACGATCCATCTAGATTCACCGAGTGGTTAAATTATAGAAAAAAACATAAAGCAGTGAGTAATAGCGATGAATACTTTAAAGTTAAATACGGTAATAATTGGGAGTCCCACAAAAAAGAATATTTGACGAATAAACCTAATATATATGATCCATCTTATTGGGTATCTAAAGGACTTTCGGATGATGCTGTTATTGAAAAAATAAAGAAGTTGAAATATGAAACATCCTTGTCATTGAGTAGGTGTATAGAAATATATGGCGACACTGTGGGTAGAGAAAAGCATAAATTTATTCATAGATTTCATAAAAATTATATTGACTATTGGGATGATAGCATCGATGGATTCCAAAAATACAAAAGAGAGGCTAATCGTTGTACAGTAGATTTTTGGATTAAAAGAGGTTATTCTTTGGATGAGTCTAGAAAAATGATATCTGATACTCAAAAGTTGTATTCTGGTCTACACAAAGAATATTGGGAATCTAGGGGTCTTACCAAAGAAGAAATAAAAAATATTCTAGAAAATATAAACACTAGAAAAGATGGTTCAAGTTTAAAATTTTGTATGGATAAGTATGGTAAAAATGGTGAAAGTATCTATAATGAGAGAAGACTGGTGAAATCATCATGTTTTCGTGAATACGGTAAATTAGCAGAAGAATTACATCAAGGATTTAAAGGTTACTCAGCTTCTGTTGATAGATTCACTAGACAGTCGTTATCTAAAATACCAGAATGTCCGGGTAAACGAGGACGTCATAAAGGGGAATATCATCTCGATCACATGTATTCAAAAATGCAGGGTTATCTAGACGGGATAAACCCAGAAATTATAGGAAATCCATTAAATTTAGAATGGATTTTAGTTGAAGAAAATTGTAGTAAGCGTATGAAATGTTCCTTAACACTCGATGAATTGATGGAGAAAATAAATGAAAATAAAAAAAATTAATAGGCATACTGAAGTAGTTCCAACATATGATATCACTACAAAAAGTGGTGCATATGCGTTACCAAATGGTTGTGTATCTCACAACTCATCTGTAGTTTTAAATTCAACTAATGGAATTGAAATTCCTATGGAATTGATTTCAGTTAAAGAATCAAAGGCTGGAAGTTTTGTTCAAGTTGTCCCCGAATATAAAAAATTAAAAAATAGGTATCAACTAATGTGGGATCAAAAAGATTGTGTTGAATATCTAAAAACTGCTGCGGTACTTGCTGCATATATAGATCAAAGTATTAGTACAAATACGTTTTATAATCCTGCACATTTTAAAGACGGGAAAGTTCCGAGTACATTAATTGCAAAAAATCTAATGTTAGGATATAAATGGGGATTAAAAACTTTCTACTATAGTTTAATTAACAAATTGGGTTCTAAAACAACATTAACATCATCTAGTAATGTTGTCAATGAAATAGTCATTCCAGATGATGATGAGCAAGATTGTTTGAGTTGTAAGTTATGAATGGACTATGGTGTTACTTTAAAAGTAAATGGACTCCAGAGTACTGTCAAAGTATTATCAAAAAGTCTGAAAAATATAATTGGGAAACCGCTGTAGTTGGTAATTCAGTTGTAGATGTCAGTATACGTAAAAGTCGAGTAAAATTTATACAAAAAGATAATCCTGATTTTAAAGATGTTTTTAATGATCTTTGGTTAATGGCATTAGAGGCAAACCAAGCTTTTTTTAATATTCATGTAACAAGGTTAAATTTTATTCAAATAGGGGAATATGATGCCTCGGAAAGAGGTGAATATAAGAAACACCATGATGTATTTTGGATTAATAATGATCCAAATCATCATAGAAAATTAAGTTGCTCAGTTCAATTATCAAATCCTGCTGATTATCTAGGTGGTGAAATGAAATTCCATCTAGATGGGTTTGAGGAACCTTTGGCATCTGATATTAGACAACAGGGCTCTGTTATATTTTTCCCTTCATTTATTCCACATGAAGTTACCCCTGTTACATATGGTACAAGACACAGTTTAGTTGCATGGTTTGAAGGACCAAAATGGAGATAATTAAAGGAAAAATTTCATGAGTAGAGAGAATTTTGAAAAGACTTGGTTGGTTGAAATGCCAACAGGTCTTGGAAATTTTGAAACATATGATGCACTTGTATATCATATAAATGACCTATTGAATAATGGAGTAAACCCAGTAGATTTAGGAAATAATATAAAAAAGATTGTCTTATCTCAGACAATTTATTATTGGTTAGAAGATAAGCAAAGCACTATTATATTGGGGGTTGAACTTGAAAAACGCCCTCAAGCATTGGTAGTTATGTTAACTGGAAAAAACCCTAAATATCGAGGTAAACAACCATATGCTAGTGAATTATACAAATTTATTTTAGATGATAACAAAAATTTAAGTATACGATTAATGAGTGATGATTCTTTAAGTGATGAAGGTAAAGCAATATGGGACAGACTGTTCAATATAGGGTTGAATGTATCAGTGTACGATAAACAGAAACCGGGCAAAACATTCACTACATTTAAAAACAGCGATGAAATGAATCGATATTTTCAACATGATGATACTGATTTCAAAAGGTATCAATATGTTCTTTCTGAAATTGGAAACATGCTAGCTGAAACACGATCTTATTTTCATATTAGATTTTTTAGAGAACAAATAAAAGGAATGCTATAAATGTCAAAAGCACAATACGATTTAAAAACAAAACCAAATTATTTAAAGAGAAAAATGTTCTTGGATGGCGAAGTTACTGTTCAAAGATTTGAAGAGTATCGCCAACCAAAAATAGCAAAATTTGAAGAATTACAACGTGGATTTTTTTGGGTTCCTGAAGAAATTAGTTTAACCAAAGATAAAATGGATCATAAGGAAGCCAGCAATGCTGTCAAACATATTTTTACAAGTAATCTATTACGTCAAACTGCTCTTGACAGCATACAGGGTCGCGCCCCGAGTCAAGTTTTCGGACCTGTTATTTCAATTCCCGAACTTGAAGCGTTAGTTAACAATTGGAGCTTTTTTGAAACCAATATCCACTCTAAAAGCTATAGTCACATTATAAGAAATGTATATGGCGTTCCAAAGGATGAATTCAACAAGATCCATGAAACTGACGAAATTATTAATATGGCATCTAATATTGGTGATCATTATGATAGATTGCACAAGTTGAATTGTTCCAAAGAATTAGGTATAATGGTAGACGAGCAAGAACACATAAATGCAATATGGATGGCATTAAATGCAAGTTATGCATTAGAAGCATTCAGGTTTATGGTTAGTTTTGCTACCAGCTTAGCTATGGTGGAAAATAAGATTTATATAGGTAATGGTAATATTATTAGTTTAATTTTACAGGATGAATTATTACATGCTGAATGGACTGCTTGGATTATTAATACAGTAGTTAAAGAAGATGAAAGATTTGCTAAAGCAAAAATCTTATGTGAAGAAGCAGTATATAACTTATATCTAGAAGTGATTAAGGAAGAAAAATCTTGGGCTGATTATTTGTTTAAAAAGGGTGTAGTAATTGGATTAAATTCTGAAATTCTAAAGAACTTTGTTGATTACACTGCCTATAATAGATTAAAAGATATTGGTGTGAAATATAATGAAGACTATCCAAAAAATAGTCCTATACCCTGGTTTAATAAACATATAAACATTTCTAAAAAACAAGTTGCATTACAAGAAACTGAATCTACCAACTATGTTATCGGTGTAATGAGCGAACAATTAAACTACGAAGAGTTGCCTGATCTATAAGGAGTAAATAATGGCAAAGATTGAAACAAAAATTATAACTGTTAAATTCAGTAAATTAATAAAAGATAAAGATAATTCAGATTTTGATTTAAATTCTGAACTAGCAAAAACATTAGAAGAAGTTGCACAGGAAATGTGTGATTCAAGTATTATTGTAGAGGCAGAGGTATTAGAAAATGAGTGAAAAAATAACAAATATTAAAAATTTTGAACATTCTGAAGGTGGGAAAGAATTGTTACCACTCTTAGAAAAATTACACAAAATTGAAAAAAAAGAAAAATGTTTGCGGGTTAAATTTTTAGATTGGTTAAGTAATAAATTATTAGATTGGAGTAAGCACGTACATATGATGGCTGCTAGAATAGAAAGTCCATGCTTAATTGAAGTTGCACCTCGTAAAAAATAAAAGGTAATAAAATATGAATAACATAATTTGGAGTAAGTACAATTGTCCATACTGTGATCAAGCAAAGGCACTACTTAAACAACGTGGAATTGTTTTTGAAGAACGAAAAATCGGAGATGGATGGACTAAGGAAGAACTTATTGAAGAAATACCTACAGCTAGAACTGTTCCACAAATTATTTTAGATGGTAAACTTTTAGGAGGGTTCAAAGAACTAAAGGAATATTTAATAAATGACAACCAATAACACTATTGATAGTAATAGTGGAACTATATTTTATACAACTATACCTAGTTCATCAAATATTATACTGGCAAATAATACTAGTTATAATTACAAAACTATTTTTGATAATCCAGTTATTATAAATGATGAAATAAATCTTAATGGCGACATAATGATTAAGGGCACAAATTTAGTTTCACTTTTAGAAAAAATAGAACAAAGATTGGCTATTCTATCTCCTGATATAGAAAAGTTAGAAAAACATCAAACATTACAAAAAGCATACCAGCAATACAAAATGCTAGAGGCTTTATATCAAAATAATACGAAAGAAAAATAAAATGTTAATTAATAAAGGTTTTACGAGTGGTGATATTGTAAGTTTAAAACTTATAAACGGTGATGAACTTATTGCTAGGTATGATACTAGCGAAGGTGATGACATTACAATATCAAAACCACTATCTATTACAATTGGTCCACAGGGCTTGGGTATGATGCCATGGATCTTTTTAGGTGATAAAGATACTATCACTCTAAAAAAGAGTCATGTATTTACCGTTGTTACAAGCAAAAAAGATGCTGCCGATCAGTATCTACAAGGTACAACAGGCATCGCATTACGATAAATATTAATATGCCAGGAATTTCCAGAGATAATGATAGTGCAGGAGGTGATTTAGTCCCCAGCCAAAGCTCGGTATATGCAAATGATGAAGAAGTGATAGTTGATGGGGATACTGTTAGTGGCCATGGATTATTTCCTCATACTCCTCAAACTATAGTTGCAGGATCTAATAATGTGTTTATTAATAATATCGCAGTTGTAAACGAAGGAGATCCTGCATCAGTTTGTGGAGAACCTGCTACTGGAAGTTCTAACGTTTTCGTCGGGGATTAAACTTTTGTAGAAGTATAATATGCATAGCAATTTGTAGTAGTGAGAGGCTACTATGGTACAACAGAGCCGATAACCAGTTCTACGAAATCTGTTATCCCCACCCTTATTTCTAAATAATAGTATGAATAAGTTTTGGTTTGAATATGTTAAATCTTGTTATGATCTAGTTCTAGAATCTGAAAAAACAACTTCTATAATTCTTGATCATGAAGTAGAAGCATATATAGTTCATTTACTAGCTAAAAACTTTGAAAGAACTGATATAGGCGATAACATAATGGCATTGCAAATAATGGAAGCACTGCATAAAAAAAATAATTCAGAACTATTATCAATTGGTGATGAATGTTTATTGATCTATAGTTATCCATTCAGAAAATCAAAATGGCCAAGTAATGATTATTATAAAGATATTGGAATAATTGCTTATGGCTTGGCTAATCATATAATGGAAAAACATTTTAATTTAGCAAGTAAAATACTATACACTGTATTCAATAAAAATAAAGCATGTCATTAATATGAGTGATACTAAAAATTCAGCGGACGGAAGAACTAGTTTTGATACAGAAGTTGATGGAACATTAGTTAGTTTCTTGAATCGAAATGTGACTCCATATCCAACTGAAGTTGGTGGTCCAAAATTCGATCTTGTTCCAGTAACAAAACAAAAAGACATCATGTTAAATGTTGCTAGAATGCATGCGCAACAAGAGTATGAAAGAATTATGGACTTAGTAAAAGTCCTTCAATCTCAGGCTGCTAAAATAAAACGTAGATTAGAAATTACGGATGCTGTGCATTCAGCAGAATATCAATTTAAGTTATATAATGGAAACATATATTGGCTATGTTATGATAATCTAAAAAAATTTAATAGATTGGTTAAGCATGGTCCGACTGAATGGTTTACTGGAAAGCCATCTGAATATGATTACATATGCAGAGTAAAATGGTTAGGAGATTATACTTGGATTGAGGTAGATGAAAATGGAAAACCTGTGGATTAATATATTTTTAGTGTCTTTAATTGTAAAATTATTGTTAGTACATCTATGGGGATTGTATTGTATTTTTTATGATACAGATAAAAAACAACCTTGACATAAATATTTAAAGGCGATACAATTCACATATCTCAACATTCTAAGGAATATATATGCCAAGTCCACGCAGGGTAAGCCAAATTTTAAAAGGCAAAAAACCACCAAAACCTAGATCATTAAAAGAAATGGCTAAGCGTGTCGTTCGTAGAAAATATGGATAAAATTATAGGAAACTAATTATGCGTAAACTGCCACTAGCTTTACTTTTTGTAAGTACATTTTCATATGGGTATGAAGATATCGCTAGAGTTATCTCTGTGCAACCCAGATATCAAACAATTTATCAACAACAATGCTATCAGGAAAGAGTAGAATCAAATAATAGTACATTGGGTACAGTTATTGGTGGGGTAGCTGGTGGTATTATTGGAAATCAGGTTGGTAATGGATCCGGTCGTGATGCTGCAACTGTTATCGGTGCTATTGTAGGTGCAGGTGTTGGTAATAGGATCGGGGAAGATCAGCGTAAATATGAATGGACTCAAAAATGCAACAACGTTCCTGTAACTATTAAGCGTGGAGAAGTTGTTACATTCATTTATAAAGGCCGTCAATTTACTGTTACTTTTGAAGATTAATTTTTTATAGTCAATTATTAAATTTTAATTGTATTAAATTTTTTTCAAATATTTCCCAAGCAGATTCCCATGTCCATTTTTCGCTACTTTTTGCAACTACATTTCTATCTATTTTCAAACAACAAGAAATTGCATAATCTAAATTGTAAGACAAGTATCCATCTACATTTTGTACGATGATATCACGTGGACCAGTAACTGGAAAAGCTGCTACTGGCGTTCCACAAGCTAAGGACTCTATCATAACTATACCAAATGTATCCCAAGTACTTGGAAAAACAAAAACATCGGCCATTTGATAATATTTTGCTAATTCTTTTCCAGTTTTAAATCCCGTAAACTCAACGTCTTTATACTTTTCTTCTAGATGTTTTCTATATGGGCCATCACCAACAATTATTTTTCTGGAATTTGGATAATCTAAACTACAAAAAGCATCCAAATTTTTTTCTTTACTAATTCTACTTACACATAATAATATAATTTTTTCTTCTCTATTTGTTTTTATTGGTTTAAATATTTCACGATCTACCCCTCTAGTCCATGGTATGATTTCCGTTTTTAATCCATTATTCAATAGTTCATCACGCATAGATAATGTAGTAGTTAAAACTTTACCACTATGTTTATGAAACCATCTGATATACTTCCATGTTAAAAATTCTGGTATACCTAAAAGTTTTTTTAATGCTTCAGGTAACTTAGTATGATAACTAGTGTTATAATGTATATTTTGCTTATCTAGATATAACCTAGCTGCAAAACCCAATGGTCCCTCCGTTGCTATATGAATATAGTCAGGATCAATTTCTTTAATTTTTTTCTTTATATTAAATGGTAGGCTTAATTTTATTTCAGGATAACTAGGCAAAGAATAATGTTTAAAATTGCTTGGGTCTATAAATTTTAATTCATATCCTTTAGATTTTGCCAATTTCGCTAAATTAGTATATGTTGTAACTACTCCATTTATTTGATTTTGTAAATTATCGGTGATTATTAATATTTTTTTATACATTGAGCTTCAATCCTATAGTTCTTAAATTTGAGATTATATTGTAAGCTATTTACACTTTCAATACATGCTTCTAAAGAATTAAATTCTAAACTTATTTTTCCAGGAATATCTCTTGGATTATTAATATTAATTGCTAGAAGTATTAGAATCCACATGATCTTCCTTAACCCAAGTTATAATAAACCATTTTCCATTCCAATCTTCTACTAAAGCAGTACAGCTTTCTACCCAATCACCAGAATTCATATAAGTTATTTTATCTATAATTTTTATTTCTGCTTTATGAATATGGCCACAAATTATTCCATCATACCCACGTTTTTTACAATATAATGAAATGTTTTGTTCAAATTGAAATATAAAATCTACTGCTCGTTTTACTTTGTGTTTTAAAAATTTACTTAAGCTCCAATACCCAAATCCAAGTTTTCTTCTGATCCAATTGAATTTAGAATTTATACTGAGAACTATGTCATATGCATGGTCTCCTAAAAAACTAATCCACGGTGCTATTCTTGTAATACCATCGAATAGATCTCCATGTACAATTAAATAGTGTTTTCCATCAAGACCAATATGTTCATGTTGGTTTTTTATCTCAATCATCCCAAAACTAAATTTATATGTTAAAAATGGTCTTATAAATTCATCATGATTTCCTGCAATATATACAATATTTGTTCCACGTTTTGCGTGACCTAGTATACTACGAATAACATTTGTATGGCTTTGTTTCCATCTGAGTTTATTTCTTTTAATTTTCCAGCCATCAATTATATCACCAACAAGATACAGATGTTCACATGAGTTATTCTTTAGAAAATTGACTAACTGTTCTGCTTTGCAATCTTTAGTTCCTAAATGAACATCACTAATTGCTATGGTTCTATAAGTTTTTTTAGACATATATCATCCTTTAAATAAAAATAGATCCTTTCGGATCTATTAAGCTGGTTACGAATTCCAGCACCACTCAATCATTGCGGTCGATTTATTTTTTATATAAGTTACGATAAATCATATTCATATAATTTATATTTACAAATATTATATATTTTTGTTATTACAAAACTGTGACAAAAAATGACTTTACAAGCTTCTTCAACTCGTGTACAATAACGTTTTAACTAAGGAAAACATATGAAGAAAATTTTTATTGCAACTATGCTAGCTGTTACTGCTATTACTGCATCTGCCCTTGAACTAGGTGTAAACGTCGGTCGTGATTTCAGTGACGTAAACCGCAACTACGGTGAAGTAACACTATCACATAGTGTTGGTCTCGTTTCTGCTGGTGTAGAGTATCGTCGTAGTTCAGTAGGGGCTGATGATCAAAATCGTTTTACCCTCACTGGTGGATATGATCTTGCTAAAGTTGGCAGTGTCCAATTTACTCCAACTGTAGGGGTTTCTTATCTTGACAATAAGACTAGCGTAGATGGATATGCAATGAATGTAGGACTAGAAGTATCAACTCCTCTTGTTGGTCGTCTAGATGGAGTAGTTGGTATGACTTACCAATTTGGCCAATCTAGAGTTAATACCTTTAATGGTGTTAATCTAAGTACTGGGGTTCGTTATAAGTTCTAAAATTATGTAACTTAAAAGAGGCTACTTAGGTAGCCTTTTTTATTTTGTATTTAAAAAATTATAAATACAAGATGCGTTTTTCAGAATTTAATATTACAGAAGATAACAAATACAAAGATATTGTATTTTTAAAACCCGGCCAACTAAAAGGCAGTTATAGTGATCGTCAATTGACTGATCTTGGATTTAAAAAATCCTCAACTGGAACTTGGTATATATCAAGAAAAAAATATAATGAACTTGTTTCACAGAATAAATTAAATGAATTTTATTCAGATGATTTAGAAGAAGGTTGGCGTGACCAATTATTTGGTTTAGGATTAGCTGGTGCAGTGGCACTTGGTTCTACTGGTGTGATGACCGCCAAACAAGCATTGACAGGTCCAAAACAAAATCAACCGGTTGCAACAGCTACTGCACCTAATACTGCACCAGCTACTCAACAAGCTAAACCAGTTGCTACTAAACAACCAACTGTTAATTATATAACTAGTAGCCCAAGAGAAAAATTCTTGATGAATTATGCAAAAAAAGCAGGTTTAAGTGGATATGAACTTGCACAATTTATGGCACAATGTGCCCATGAAACTAGAGATTTTTCACGTTTAGCAGAACAGGGTGGTAAAAATTATTTCAAGAGATATGACCCAAAATATTCACCTGACAGAGCAAAAAGATTGGGTAACACAAAAATTGGTGATGGTATACGATTTAAAGGTCGTGGATTTATACAATTAACAGGTAGATATAATTATCGAATTGCAGGTAAAGCTATTGGCAAAGATTTAATAAACAATCCACAATTAGCAGAAGATCCAGATATTGCAGCACAAATTGCTTTGTGGTACTGGGGAGCACGTGTAAAACCAAAAGTTTCTGATTTTAAAAATACTACTGAAGTTACAAGAACAATAAATTCTGGTCTAAAAGGATTAGAAGATCGTCATGAAAATTTTATAGAATATATTGCAGGTGATGAAGATACTCCTTCCAATATGCTGGAAAAAATGATAGCTAACAATGAATCTGATAAGTTAGACGAATTAAAATGTTGGCCCGGTTATACCAGAGTACGTGGTGTTCCAGCAGGAAAACCTGGTAGTTGTAAAAAAAAAGTAAGTGAACAAGCTGATAAACAAAAATACTTGTGGCATGGTTCAAAACATAGAATTAACGTATTAGTTCCTAAACAAGCACATGATACTGGTGGAGAAGAAGGTAGTAATAGATTTGCTATATATGCAACTGCTGATAAGAATACTGCAATAAAAATGGGAATGACAACCGATGGATCTGATACCGGTATGTTCGACCAAAAAGATCAATTGATTTTATTTAATGGTAAACTAAGACACGGTGAAAATGTCTATTTACATAAATTGCCTAGATATGACAAGAATGGTAAAGATATGTGGGAACCGGGCGGTAATAATAACGAATTTTCAAGTCTACCTCACATAAAATCAATTCATGTTCCCGATGAAAATATAATAGAAGAACCGGTAGATAGACATCTTGATTTAGTTCGCACACCAACAAAAAAAGATTTAGAACTACGAAAATATTATTTAGATAAAGCAAAGAAATCAAAACAAAAAGGTTTGACGGAAGGCTCATATAAAGAGGGCGGATCAATTACCCATGACGGAGTAGAATATGATTTTGATAAAGTTTTGGCTATGGCAGAAACTAAGCCAACTAAACAATGTTCAGTAAGTAAATTGGCATGGGTATTAGCATATGATGAACCGGATATAACCAGATTAAAAAATGCCGATATATCAGTTCCTGTTGTGATTACAAAAAGCAACAATGGTAAATTGACTGTAATTGATGGTCTTCATAGATTGGCTAAAGCGGTTGACTCAAACATAAAATCATTACCGGTAAAGTATATTACTAGTGGTGAATTACAAAGTGCAAGATTGAAGCAAGGTGTGGCGGAAGGTAAAATAAAACTATACACCGATCCTGAATATTATGGTGCAGATGTAGATGATACCGGATTTGATAAGTTACCAACAATTAATATACCGATTGATAAACTTACTACTTTTGAACCTAGTAAAAAGATGCATCAAACGGAAAGCAAAACTAAGATTAAAAGAATGGTAACAAAACTAAAGAAAGGGGATAAACTCCCCGCTATTTTAGTACGCAAATATAGAAAAGGTTATCAAGTATTAGATGGTCATCACAGATTTTGGGCACATAAAATAGCAGATATAAAATCTATACCTGCAAAAATTGTACCAGATTCTGATATAGACGACAACAGTAAAAAAAAGACAAGTGAAAGTTTTACAGAAAATACAGGTGATCCAAAAAAAGATCCAGAAGCATATAAACAATATCTTATAACAACGCTTCCATCAATCATGCGATTTTTGAAAAATGCTGTTAGTGGATGGACTCCATCAAATGAACAAATGTTAGATGTAATTGATGTTGCATATAACGTTATGAAAGATACTGGTAATATAAAACTAGCAGGAAAAGCATTTACTGATGAACTTGATAAGTTGCACAAGATGAATCAGAATGTATCAGAAGGACAATAAATTGTATCTTTCCAAGGGTGAATATAGTAAATTAATACCAGAAAAAATTTCATATTTTAAATAATACACTTTATCGAAAACTAAATATTGCAACCCGTTTCGAAAAGTTGTATAATATAACGTATGAAAACTGCATTAATTACCGGTATATCCGGACAAGATGGTTCTTATCTAGCAGAACTATTACTATCAAAAGGCTATAAAGTTCACGGATTAATTAGACGAAATTCTAGTTATGAAGTAATACCAAATATCACTCATATACGTGATCAGATAAAACTTCATTATGGTGATTTAACTGATAATTTAAACATCAGGAATATCATAGAAGAAGTTTGTCCCGATGAGGTTTATAATTTGGCTGCACAAAGCCATGTTCATGTAAGCTTCGAAGTACCTGAATATACGGCTGAAACTGATGCTTTAGGTGTTTTAAGATTACTTGAAGCTATAAAACAGTATAAAACTATAAAATTTTATCAAGCATCTACCAGTGAACTCTTTGGATTAGTTCAAACTATTCCTCAAAATGAAAGCACTCCATTTTATCCAAGAAGCCCATACGGTGTTTCTAAATTATTTGGACATTGGATTACTGTAAATTACAGAGAAAGCTATAATCTTTTTGCAAGTACTGGTATTCTTTATAATCATGAAAGTCCTAGACGTGGCGAAGCTTTTGTAACAAGAAAAATTACAAAAGGATTTAATGATATCATAGCCGGTAAACAATCTTCCATTAAACTTGGTAACATTGACGCTAAAAGAGATTGGGGTCATGCAAAGGATTTTGTTGAAGGTATATGGATGATACTACAACATCATAGTCCAGATGACTTTGTGTTAGCCACTGGTAAACAATATTCAGTAAGAGAATTTTGTGATCTTACTGCACAGTGGCATGGCATAAAATTAGAGTGGGTTGGTACTGATTTAAATGAACGTGGTATAGATAGCAATTCTGGAAAAACTTTAATAGAAATAGATCCGAAATTTTATAGACCAGCCGATGTCAATACATTATTAGGAGATTATTCTAAAGCTAAAGAAGTTTTAGGATGGGAACCAAAAATGAATCTGTATGATATTGTAAATGATATGTGTTCTACTGAGATGAAAAAGAGTATTTAATATGAATATTAGTATACCAGTAAGCATAGGGGAATTAGTAGATAAGCTTACTATTCTTGAAATCAAATCTAGTAAAATAACTGATGATGAAAAATTAAAAAATGTAAGATATGAATATATGAGTTTAAAAAATACATATGATTCATTGTCTTTAGATCCAGATATTGTAGATTTTTATGATGAACTTTATGAAGTAAATTTAAAAATTTGGGATTTAGAAAATGAAATACGTAAAATAGGACTAGAACTATACTATACGACTGATTATATTAAAGTTGCAAAAATTGCAAAACAAATATATATTTCAAACGATTTACGTAGCACTATAAAGAAAAATGTCAATTTAAAATATAATTCTGAAATAGTTGAAGAAAAGTCACACACTAATTAAATTAAACAACTAATATATGAAATATAACTTTAACAACAGTGAATTAGTTAAAAAATCATATTCATTGGATATGCAGGATATATTTGTAATGACTGCAACTAATGGTATGAAAAATGGAACTTTTTTGGAAATAGGATGTCACTTACCAATCAATAATAATAATACTTATAATTTAGAATCTGTATTCAATTGGTCAGGTGTTTCAATTGATTTATTTGAGGAATATGCAAATGAGTGGAAATTTCACAGACCAAATACAACTTTTTTAGCTACTGATGCATTAAATACAGATTATGAAAAATTATTATCGTATTATTTTCCTACAAGAAATATAATTGATTATCTTCAATTAGATATTGAACCAAGTATTAACACATTATCAGCATTAAAAAGAATTCCATTTGATAAATTTAAATTTAGAACTATAACATATGAAACTGATTTTTATGCTGAAGGTGATTATGCTAGAAATGAAAGTAGAAAAATTTTATCTACTTTAGGTTATGAACTAGTTGCAGGGGATGTACTAACATGTTATATACCCAATCAAATTTCACCATACGAAGATTGGTGGGTTCATCCAGATTTAGTTGATAGGAATATTATCAATACTATCAAAGAAAAAAGTTTAAAAAATAGTGACCCTAGATATTTTCTAGTGTACGATTTATTTCAAATATCATAAAACCAATAACAAGGAAAAAAATGAAAAAAGTATTAGCTTTGGGGAAGTATTACGTCAGTGATTTTATTAAATCAAAAGACGACATGAAGAAAAGAAAAAAATATAGTTTAGATCTTTACCTAGACAAAAAAATTGGGGCTGTAAGACTAAAAGAAGTTGCTCCCGCTGAATCAATGTGGGGGCAATACTGGTACAGAAGTGGTATTAACGCTAGTATGACTAAAGAACTACAAAGTATAGTATCAGAAATAAGTTCAAGAGTAAAATTAAATCCAGGTGATAAGTGGCTAGATATAGCCTGTAATGATGGTACTTTGTTAAAATCTGTACCAGATACTATGAAAAAATATGGTATAGATCCATGTGATAATTCATACTATGCTGAAAGTAGTAAAGTAGCAACGGTTGCACAAGACTATTTTTCATTAAAAGCTTGGCAAAAAATAACATCAAAAACAGACACCGCAAAAGTAATTACCTGCATTGCGATGTTCTATGATTTAGATGATCCTAATCCATTTATTAAAGATTTGTATAAAGTATTGGATAATGATGGATTATTAGTTTTACAAATGAGCTATACACCACTAATGGTTAAACAATTAGCATTCGATAATATATGTCATGAACATGTTTATTATTATGATTTAACCAGTATAAAAAACTTATTTGAATCACATGGATTCAAGATAGTAGATTGTAGTTTAAATGATACAAATGGTGGTAGCTTTAGAATTTATATTCAAAAGAAAAACGCCAATATTAATAGTTTTGGAACAGCACCACTAAGAGATGTATGCAATGTTAGAATCGAAAGTATTTTAGCATATGAGAAGAATGTATGTAATATTCGTGATGTTGAGGTATGGGAAGATTTTGGTAAAAAATTAGAACTATTAAAAACTCAAGTAGTTGATTTTGTTAATAAGGCCAAAAAAGAAAATAAGAAAATTTATGGATATGGTGCAAGTACAAAAGGTAATACATTATTACAACACTTTGGTTTAGATAGTACTTGTATAGATGCCATTGCTGAAAGAAGTCCATATAAGTTTGGACTAAAAACTGTTGGAACAATGATACCAATAGTTAGCGAGGAAGAAATGCGAAAAGCAAAACCGGAATATGCTTTGGTACTGCCTTGGCATTTTATTAACGAATTTGAAATGAGAGAACAAGAATATCTAAATGGTGGTGGTACTTTGGTTTTACCTTGTCCGTATTTTAAGCTAATTTCAAAATAAAATTTATTAAATAAATCTGGAAATTATAATGATTAATGAAAAAATAAAATTTATAGATTTATTTTGTGGAATAGGTGGATTTAGACTAGGACTTCAACAAGCACTGTCAAGAAATAATTTAATTGGTGAATGTATACTATCATCTGATATAAAAAAATCAGCAATAGAAACATACCAACTTAATTTTGAAAAATCAAATATTGAAGATGTTAGAAAAATTAATACATCTGAATTAGGTTCATTTGATTTTTTATTGGCTGGATTCCCTTGCCAAGCGTTTTCATCTGCTGGAAAACGTTTGGGGTTTGAAGACACTAGGGGTACATTATTTTTTGAAGTTGCAAGAATCCTCAATGATATAAAACCAAAATGTTTTATTTTGGAAAATGTAGAAGGCTTAATAAACCATAATAAAGGAAATACTTTATCTACGATATTGGCAATACTTGATCAAATAGGATATGATTTTTCATGGAAATTATTAAATTCTAAAAATTTTGGGCTAGCTCAAGGGAGAAAAAGAATTTATATTGCTGGAGTTAGAAAAGATTTAAATCTAAATTTACAAAATATATTTGATTTTAGTACAAATTTTAAAGCTGTTACTTTTAAAGATATTAGAGATTATAACTTAGAAACACCAAATAGTAAATTAAATTTTCTTTTAAAATCATCATTTAATAATCTAAATTTATTAGCTGGTAAATCAATTAATGACAAAAGAGGTGGAGATAATAATATTCATAGTTGGGATTTGGGTATAAAAGGATCAATCACACCAAAACAAAAAGAACTAATTAATTCTTTAATAGTAAAAAGAAGAAATAAAAAATGGTCCGTAGAAAATGGTACATCTTGGTTCGATGGGATTCCTCTTTCTTTAAATCAAATTAAAACATTTATGGATTATGAAAATTTAGAAAATGATTTAAATGCACTAACTGAAAAAGGTTATCTAAAACAAGAATATTTAAAAGACTATAAAATAATTAATAATGTTAAAACAAAAATAAAAAGGACTGATTTACCAATGGGATACACATTAACAACTGGTAAATTAAGTTTTGAATTTAGTAAAATAATTGATGATAATAATATTATTCCAACTGTAGTTGCTACGGATTCAACTCGTTTGGGGGTAATTGAAAATACTGGTCTAAGAAAACTTAGTCATTCCGAGCTTAAAAAATTATTTGGATTTCCTTTAACATATAAAACGAATCACTTAACAACAGAAGAAATTTTTGATCTATTTGGTAATTCAGTAACAGTAAACGTGATTGAAGAAATTGCCAATAATTTAATTAAATTAATAACAAAACAATAATTATGTATACGACTCTTAACAATATTATATTTTACAATTACGAAAAAAATGGTGACTGTTTTGTCACCAAAGGATTCGTAAAAGATATCATACGTCAATTAGATGACGTTGGTTTTTCTTATGCCCACGATAAGCATGAAAGCATTATCGCAGATGTTGATTGTAGGTTTATTAGAACATATCAAATACCATTTAGAGATGTAAAAAAAGAATTGCCATATATTTTTCATGAAGATAGTGGCACATTATTTATTAGTACATGGATAGGATCATGGATCGGAAAGCATCTAGCTCCCGGTCATCATGCTAATTATCCGCTTTTACATTCAGCATGGCGAGAATACTTTGAGATTCTTGATATAAAGTTTGATAATGATTTTAGTTATTACTTACCTGAAACTGATTATTCTAAATTTGATTTGGATGCTTGTCATAAGTATTTGAAAGAAAAATCACAGAAACCAATTGTTTTATTTTGTAATGGTATTCAACAAAGTGGTCAAAGTGCAATGGGCATAATGGAAAACACCATTAAAGATATGGCAGATAAATTCAAAGATCATGAATTTTTAGTTGCACATAAACTAAACATTAACAGACCAAATATTACATATACTGATGATTTGTTTTCTGCAAATGAAGGAAATCTAAATCAAATATCTTTTCTAAGTAAATATGCAAAACTAATTGTTGGAAAAAATAGCGGACCATTTAGTTTCTGTCACACTAAAGAAAATTTGTTAGATTCAAGTAAAACATTTCTTTCATTTAATTTTCGAGCAACTGATTGTTTAACTGGTAAAGGTGAGTACAACGCTAATACATATTTTAGTAATACAGTAAATGAAAATATAGCCTCTCAAATTGTTGAATATCTAATAAAGAAAACAGACCATTCCACTGAGAAGAAAACTATAACAACAATAGGTTAATAGATGTTTACATTAGTTAGTTATTATGATAGTACATATCAGCCATTAATGGATAAAACTTGGCACAATAATAAAGTTCCATATTGTAATTTACATGGATACAATCATGATTTAAGATTGATTACGTGGAATGATATGCGTTCAGCCCAAATTGCTAAGATACAAATTTTACAAGATGTTATTAGTAAGATTGAAAATGATTCTTGGATATGGTGGACAGGTGGTGATTTAATGATCACCAATTTTAAAATAAAATTAGAAGATATAGCTGATACAAATTATCATTTAATTATTGCATCAGATTTTAATGGTATCAACTCTGATAGTTTTCTACTTAGAAATTCGCCCGAAGGTAGAGATTATCTAAACATGATAGCTGAAACTTTACCGACATATACCAATTGGGAAGGTGAACAGGGTATTATGAAAGATACATATGAAAAATATAAAAATGATTTAGTCAAATTAGTTCCTCAAAAGGTAATGAATTCATACAATTATTCATTGTATAGAGGTCGTTATCCGGAGCCACTTATTGATAAATTGGGAACAGTTGGTGATTGGTCACTAGGTGATTTTGTAATACAATGGCCAGCAACTGATCTAAATTTTAGATTAAAAGCATTTGATTATTATTCACAATTTATTATAAGATAATATATGAAAATTGCAGTAAGTTTAATACAACGAAATAATTCAAGACATTTAATAGAATGGTTTGCATGGTATCATATGTTAGGAGTGGATACATTTCTAGTATATGATCATATGAGCACTGATTCAAGTTTTGATATTATAAAAAAATTATCAAAGTTTTATGATATAAGACCCATGCAAGTTATAGGCAATGATGCTGGTAATAGGTATTGGGAGTATGTATTTCAGCATCGTGCTAGTGGAGAATTTGATTGGATAATCAGTGCAGATGCAGATGAGTTCTATGTACCCATACAACACCATAATATTAAAGATTTCTTAGTAAATTACATGAATTTACGTTTGAGTTGTCTGGGTATTTACTGGACAATGTTTGGTAATAATGGGCATATAAGTTGGGAACCTAGCTTAGTTACAGAATGTTTTACAAAAAGAGCACCGTTAAATCATAAACTAAATCATCATATAAAATCAATTTTACGGGGAGGTCCAAATGCAGGTAATATTTGGGTAAGAAAAGATGGTCATTGTTTAGGTACTGAATATGGAACATATGATGTTGAAGGTAGATTAATAACCCAAGGATTAAATTATCCATGCAGTGCAATAAGTCATGATAAATTACGAATACATCATTATTACTCTAAGAGTTGGGAATTCTTTAAAACAGTTAAACAAGTAGTTGGTCAACAAGCAGATAGAAAACCTACAGATCCCGGTGCATATATTACTGATGAATTTTGGCATCAACAAAACCTTAATAATGAAGAAGATACTGTTGCATGGGACAGGTTTGGAGATCGTTTAAAAGTAGTGTATAATACTATGAAAGGACAAATTCAAGAATGATAACTAAAGAACAAATTTTACAAAATATTAATGAATATATAAAAAATAAAAATCAAAATAAAAAATGGATAGCAGGTAAAGATTTTGTAAATTATGCCGGTCCATATTTTGATGAAAATGAATTTGTATCTTCTATATCTTCCATGTTAGATGGTTGGTTGGTTATGGGAGATAAATGTTTAAAATTTGAAAAAGAGTTCCCAAAACAATTTGGTAAAGAACATGGTATTTTAACTAATAGTGGATCTAGTTCAAACCTACTTATGATGGCAACCCTGACATCAAAGCGAGGATATAACTTACCAAAAGGAACTAAAGTTTTAATGCCTATAGCTGGATTTCCAACTACATTGAACCCAACTTTACAAATGGGATTTGAACCAGTATTTTTGGACATTGAAATAGATACATTAAATTTAGATTTATCCAAAGCTGAAGATTTAATTAAAGAACATAATATACGTGTAATAACTTTTGCTCATGTACTGGGAAATCCACCAAATATGGATCAAGTAATGGAATTGGTTAAAAAGTATAATTTAATTTTACTAGAGGATTGCTGTGATGCGTTAGGTAGCACATATGATGGCAAACCTTTAGGTAGTTTTGGTGAAATGGCTAGCTGTAGCTTTTATCCAGCACATCATATGACAATGGGTGAGGGGGGTTTTGTTGCTTGCAAAACTTATGATTTAGAAGTTATCGCTAGGTCATTTAGAGAATGGGGACGAGGTTGCTACTGTGTTGGACCAGAAGCAAATAAATTGCAGTGTGGTACATGCGGTAAACGTTTCTCAGAATGGATACCTTGTATGAAAAATGAAATTTTTGATCACAAGTATGTATATGATGAAATTGGATTTAATTTGAAACCGATAGAATTGCAGGGGGCTATGGGTCTAGTTCAAATAGATAAGTTGCCAACCATTCATCAATTAAGAAGAAGAAATTATAGTTTGCTTTTAGATATCTATAAAAAGTATGAAGAGTTCTTTCATTTACCGACAGCACAAAATAAAAGTGATCCTAGTTGGTTTGCGTTCCCCTTGACAATAAGGGAGAATGCGCCATTCTCTAGATTTGATTTGGTCGATTATCTTGAAACAAATCTCATACAAACTAGGCCATATTTTGCTGGAAATATTATGTTACAACCAGCATATAGTCATTTGATGAATCCAGAAGATGCAAAAAATAATTTTCCAGTGGCAACTTTTGTTATGAAAAATACTTTTTTCCATGGAACTAGTCCAGTGATAACACCTGAACAGATATCATATATAGGAGAAAAAGTTGATAACTTCATGAGTTTATTTTTATAAAACCGGAGATAATATGAGAGTATGTGATTGGATAGCCGACTACCTGTACAATATAGGAATTAGAAATGTTCATGGTTTAATGGGTGGTGGCGCAAGTGGATTGAATGACGGGTTTATTAAAAATGGAAAAATAAACTATATTTGTTATCATCACGAACAAAGTGCTGGTCATGCTGCAATAGGTGAAAGTAAATTTACTGGAAAACTTTCCGTTGTTAATCCTACCACAGGATGCGCTGGTACAAATTGTGCCACCAGTGTTCTTAATGCATGGCAAGATAGTGTACCTGTTCTATTTTTATCTGGTAACGTTAGATTATCTACATGTAGCAATTATATTAATAGAACTAAAAACGTTAATATTAGAAAATATGGAATTCAGGAACATAATATTGTTGAAACTTATTCATCTATGACTAAATTTAGTTGCTTTGTTGACAACATTGAAGATGTTGTATATGCAATACAATATGCAGTTCATATTGCACAAAGTGATAGACCTGGACCAGTATGGGTAGATATCCCAGGTGATATACAAACTGCTCAAATGCCATCAAAATACAGAACATATCATCCTAGCTTTAATAACGAATTTAATAATGATGTTTCAAAAATTAAAAAAACAATAGAAAGGTCTACTCGTCCTATTATTATTGCAGGCTATGGTATACGACAAAGTAATACAGTGGAAGAATTTGTACAATTTATAGAAAAATATAACATACCATATGTAAGCACTTATGGTGCAAGAGATTATACTGCAAATTCACATAACCTAAGTATAGGTGCAATAGGAATAAAAGGTAGCAGGGCTGGAAATTTTGCCATGCAAAACGCTGATCTAATGATAGTTCTTGGTAGCAGTTTAGGAGCTAGCGTAATAGGATATGATCCAAAACAGTTTAGTCCATACAGTTATAAAATTATGATTGACATAGACAAAAATGAATTGAATAAAGATATAATTGAAATACATGAAAAATATAATATCAATTTAAAAGATTTTTTTAAGGAAATGCTAGTATGAATCAAGATTGGATTGATAAATGCAATCACTGGAAAAATATATGGCCAGTAATGCAACCAGAATACGAAGCAAACAATAGAGATTACGATTTGAATATCTACGCTGTATTAGATGCTATTAATAAACATAGTAGGGTTGAAGATATTCTGATGGGTGATGCTGGTAGTATTAGTTATGCAGGGCCAGTAGCGTTAAATGCTAAGACAGGTCAACGTTTTATTTTTAGTCCAGCACAGGCTGATATGGGATGGGCACTCCCAGCATCTATTGGTGTCAGTATGGCAAGTAACCAACAAGTCATTAGTATCATAGGTGATGGTAGTTTTATGAGTAATATTCAAGAACTTGCTACAGTCAAACAACATGATTTGAATATTAAATTTGTTATATTGAACAATGATGGATATTTAAGTATTAAAAATACACAAACTAAGTATTTTGAAGGTAGAGTGTATGGGACTAGTAATGAAACTGGTTTATGGTTTCCCTCCTTTAAAAACGTTGCCACTGCATTTGGTATAGATTTTGTAGATATGCGATTGGCTAATGATCTAAATAAATTTTCAATTATACTAGAAAAACCCGGCCCATGTATCATAGATTGTCGTTGCAAAAAAGATCAAGAAATTTTACCTGCTCAAGCATTAAAAAATGGTAAACAAGCTGGTTTACACGACATGACACCATTTCTTGATGAAGCTGAATTAGAAAATGAGCTTGTCGTTAAAGAACTTTTGAAAATATGAAAATAGCTGTTTTAGGATCTAATGGTTTTATTGGTAACCATTTGGTAAAATTTTTGTCTAAAAAGTTTGATGTAATACCTGTAACTAGAGAGAGATTAGACTTATATAATTACGTTGATGTTAAACATTTTCTTTCTAGTAATTATTTTGACTGCATTTTAAATACAGCAGTTTCATATAGTTCAGACCCATTACTAGTGGATACTAGAAACAATCTTAGCATTTTTATGAATTTTTATAATAATTCATCTAAGTTTGGTAAGTTTATTCATTATGGGTCTGGTGCAGAATTTGATAGAACAACCAATATAGAGAATGCAAGAGAAGTAGACATATTTGTAAAACTGCCAGAAGATAGTTATGGATATGGTCATAACATGATGAGTAGATTATGTTATGAGAAAGATAACTTGATGACCTTAAGAATTTTTGGTTGTTTTGGATCTAATGAAAAAAACACTAGGTTGATTCCAAAGTTACTATCAACTAATGATACCTTTAAATTATCTAATGATAGATTTTTTGATTATATAAGTATACAAGATTTATGCAAAATAACGGAATTTGTGATAGAAAATGATGTTGATATAAAAGACATTAATTGTGTATATTCTCAAAAAATTAAACTCAGTGATTTTTTAAAAACATTCGTTAATACTCATGGTATAAAAAATGAAATTATTATTGATTCTGATAGTAAATTAAATTATACTGGAAATAGTTCTCGGATAGATAATTTAAACATAAATTTATTAGGTTTAAATTTTGGAATTAAAAATTATTTTAATTAAGGATAAAAATGAAAAAAGTAGTGTATGTTACTGGATGTTTAGGGTTTATTGGTTTTAATATTGCTAAAAAATGTTTGGACCAAGGTTGGTATGTAATTGGTGTTGATAAAATTACATATGCCGCTAATATAGATTTATTAAAAGATTTGGAAATATATGGAGATCAATTTAAATTTATTAAATCAGATATAAATGATTTAGATAGATTATATGATTGTGACTATGTTATTAATACTGCGGCTGAGACTCATGTAGATAACAGCATAGTTTCATCCGATGTATTTTTAAAATCTAATATCAATGGTGTGCATAAACTTCTAGAATTGATCAAACAAAAAAGTATATACAAAATGCCAACTATACTTCATTTTTCAACGGACGAAGTTTATGGTGATATTGAAGTTGGTCAGCATAGTGAACTAGATTTATTAAAACCAAGTAACCCATATTCTGCATCTAAAGCAGCAGCAGATATGTTAATTCTTGCATGGGCAAGAACTTTCAACTTACCATACGTAATTGTTAGACCAACAAATAATTATGGAATTGGTCAGTACGTTGAAAAACTAATACCAAAAACCTGTAAGCATTTAATGCTTGACAAAAAAATTCAATTACATGATGAGGGTAAACCAAAAAGAAATTGGCTACATGTTTCGGATACTGCAAATGCTGTTATAACAATAATCAAAAGTAATTCCAAGAATGAGATATACAATATAAATGGAAACTTTGAATGTCCAAATATAGAAGTTGTCAGTAAAATAATCAAATTGTATAATGGTAAAAAAGATCCATGGCCATATATAGAACACCTTACTCGTCCAGGTGGTGATGTGAGATACGCATTAGATGATTCAAAAATAAAAAAATTAGGTTGGATACCAAAAGCAGATTTTGATAAAGAGTTAAAAAAGATAGTTCAATATTATTCAGAAAATTTTGTATGGTAAAATTGTACTTGACTTAATTCATACAAAAAAGTAAAATACAGTTGGATTAACTTTCAGAGGAAAAATTGTGGGTATTATTTCATCACCTGTATCAAGTTCAAAGAATAAAAAGAAAAAGTGGGCAAGTGCCGAACAAAAACGAAATGCATTGGCTCTTGAAAAAAGCTGGGAAGAACTAAAAAACAAATATAAAACAAAACCAGTTACTACTAAACCAGTTGAGACTAAGGTGATTAAATCTAATATTATTACTGACACTAGACCAAAAAGTTTAAACAGTTGGGTTACTGGTCCAGTAAGTTCTAAGCCAAATCAAAAATATACAGGTGATATGGTAAAAGGTATTGTCGTACAACATAAAAGTTGTTTACAACCAGTATTCAACCAACAAGAAGCTATTGATAGCGCAAAGATGCGCAGAGGATAATATGGACGGTAAAATAACATTAATAACTCCACCAGACTTTTATGAAAATAATAATAAAAGTGTTTTGTTTATAAACATTTCTGATTCAGATCAAGAAAAAGTAACTAAATACTTGTCAGAAATAGAATTAAAAGAAAATTATAATTTTTATGTTTTTACAAATGAAACTAATATCTCTTGGTTACTATACGCAGTAAGTCGGAGTGATTATAAATTCATAGATTTAGATACGGAAAACCATTTAGTAAATGTATTAGCCAGTTATATGTTAGCAAATAATAACTTTTTTTATCAATCATCAGATGAAAATTTTGTAGCAATAATTAATCATTTAAATCAAAACAGAATCACAGATATTAATAAATTTTTAGAAAGAGTATTTGATGAGCAAAAACAGTGAACATTCATGTAGCTTTTGTGGAAAGAATAAGGAAGAAGTAGAAAAATTAATTGTCGGTGAATACGCTGCAATATGTAATTCATGTGTAGATCTGTGCATAGATATTTTAGATGATGAAAAAGTAAAAAATTTACCAAATACAAAAAAGTTACTAAATCCTTCTTTAATAAAAGAATATCTTGATGAATATATCATTGGTCAAGAAAATGCAAAGATGACCCTATCAGTGGCAGTTAGCCAACATTTTAAAAGAATTAATAATCCATCTAAATCTATAAAACTAGAAAAAACAAATGTTTTACTCTTAGGACCAACTGGATCTGGTAAAACTATGCTGGCTAAAAAGATTGCAGAATATTTAGATTTACCATTTGTAATTTGTGATGCTACTAGTTTAACTGAAGCAGGATATGTAGGCGATGATGTAGAAAGTATTCTTTCAAGATTAATTAATGAATCAGATGGTGATCTATCTAAAGCAAGTAGAGGGATTGTTTACATAGATGAAATAGATAAGATCGCTAGAAAAGGAGAAAACGTATCAATTACAAGAGATGTAAGTGGTGAGGGTGTACAACAAGCCTTGCTAAAAATGATAGAGGGAAATATTGTACGAGTGCCTAATTCTGGAAAAAGAAAACACCCCAATTCTGATATAATGGAAATTGATACTTCTGATATACTTTTTATTTGTGGTGGTGCATTTGTTGGTTTAGAAAAAATAATACAAAGTAGAAAAGAACCAAAAACTATAGGATTCAATACAGCTGTTTCAACAGTTACTGAAAAGTCTTTAGTTGAGTTTACAGAAGTAACGCCAAAAGATTTAATACAATACGGATTTATACCAGAATTTATTGGTAGATTTGGTTTGATAACCAGTGTCGATGAATTAACTACTGAAGATTTAGTTAGGATTTTAAAAGATCCGAAGAATAGTTTAATAAATCAATATGAATATATTTTTAAGTTGGACGGAATTGATATTAAATTTGAAAACGACGCTTTAATAGAAATAGCAAATAAAGCAAAAGAGTTAAAAACAAATGCACGTGGTTTAAAAAACATTATGGAAAAAATCCTATTACCATATCAATATGATGCAATGAATTTAGCTGAGAAAAATTTAAAATCAATACTTATAAATAAGGATGTAGTTAATGGACAATCTCCATTATTAATTTTTAATAAAGAAAAATATGAACAAAAACAAAAATAATCTAAGAGGAAGTAAAATTATTGTTGGTGACTTACCTATTGAAGTTGCCATAAGAAAATTTAAACAACGGGTAGATGATCTTGGCATTCTTGAAGATTTAAGAAAAAAAATGCATTATGAAAAACCTACTACTGTAAAAAAGCGTAAGCAAAGTGCAGCACGTGCTAGGTGGATTAAGAAACTCAAAGATCAAGAACTACCTAAAAAAATGTATTGACAGTACCTGAATCCTGTGTTAGAATTTAATTTCTCTAGTCAGAGAAATATAAAATTTCAACTTCTAACCGGGATTATCATGGCATCAAATACCTCATCGAAACAACGTAAAACCATAAGAATCTCAACTGATCATTATTCAGTGTTTGGTCTTTTTTATGAAACCGATAACTCTCCGTTAACGTTTGATCATATGATTGAAAAGATCAAACAACTCAAGCAAAAGTATCTTGAGCAGGAATTTCTTTATAAGAGATCAGTACGAATTGATATTAACGCTAGTTATGTAGTAGTTCATGTAGAACGTCTAGAAACAGATAAAGAATATGAAACTCGTATGAAGAAAGCAGAAGTTCTAGCTGTCAACAGAGCTAAAAAATTAGCTGAAAAATTAGCTGAAAAAAAGGAAAAAGAATTAAAAGATAAAATTAAACTTTTTAATAAGTTGAAAAAAGAACTTGAAATGAGTGAGCAGGTATAAAATGATTAACGCTATTATTGCATTTCTAGTTTTATTTGGTGCGTTTTACTTTGGTATTAATTCTGTCCGTAATACTACACAAAAGGAAAAATGGCAGTTGACAAAGTTGATCGTATATAGTACAATATGTGCTTGTCTGACGTTAGCAGTGTTAACGTTGATTGTTATCTTTTTCTAACTTAAAAGGAAGTTATCATGAATATTGTTGGTCGTGTTATGTATTTTGTTCTAGGTGCTGTTGTATCTGCGGCAGTTATTTTTAATTTTGTCATTTAAAGGAAATTTCAAAATGAAGCGTATTTTTACTCTAGGTGTTCTTGCCGCTGCCGTTCTTGCTGCGGGTTGTACTCGTATCGAAACCGGTGAGGTAGGGGTTCGTATTGACTTTACTAAGCAGATTCAACCAGGTGAATTACTTCCTGGAAGTTTTAATCAAACCATCGTCGGAAATGTTCTAACGTTTCCAGTTAAGGACGTTAATGTTGTGATGGAGAATATGACTCCTGTTGCAAAGGACAATTCAACAATGAAGGACTTTGATCTAGTTGTTGTTTATAACATCAATCCTGGACAGGTTAGTGAACTATATGCTACTAAGAACAGGGCGTTCCACGCAGTTGGAGACGGTGACGTTTTTCTAATGTATAATTATATTGTGCAAAATGCTCGTAACGCTGCGTACAAGGCTGCACGAAAGTACGAGGCTTTGGATATGGCTGATAACCGCTCAGACATGGAAACTTTCATTAAGGAAGAAATTGTTCGTAACCTTGCTGAAGAAAAGCTAGACGGAAGTCTAAATATTACGCAGGTTCTTATCCGTAATGTTGTTCCTGCTGACTCAGTTGTTGCTAGTGCAAACGAACTAGTTCGTGCTAAAAACGAACTTAAGCAACGTGAAATTCAAGTAAAGACTGCTGAGCTAGAAGCAAAGCGCCAGCAAATGCTAGCTAGCAATGGTCCTCAAACTATTGAATACATGAAAGCTCAAGCCTCCCTGATTATAGCAGAGGCAGTACGTGATGGAAAAGTAAATACTATGATTATTCCATCTAATCTAACTGCTCTTGGAACAATTAAATAATGTGCATAGCTAGACCATATACATACATGTTAATCTGTGACCAGACAGGTCAACAATATATAGGGTCTAGAGTAGCGAATAAACTCTCCTCTTCTCAAGACATAAAATATATGTCTTCGTCTAGAATCATAAAAAAAATGATTCTAGACGGTTTTACTTTCACAAAAAAAATTCTTTCTTTGTAAAAAAGATAGAGATAAATATCCCCATTAACTTTTTAATTTTATGCTTAAAGATACAAAAAATAATATTGAATTAAAACACAAACAATATGTGGAAGCAAAGCCATTTCCACATATTGTTCTTGATAATTTCTTTCCAGAAGAAATTATGAAGCTAGTCTTGTCAGAAATAAAAAATCATACTGATTGGTATACCGATATTGAAGGACAAGAAGCAGGAGTACAAGTAAATAAATATTATACTCCATCTCCAGATGATTATGTATTCAAACAGTCGATGGAATCTTTAGAAAAGAATTGTCCATTTACTAGTACCGTATTACAGTATTTTCATTCTAGAGAAATGTTAGATTTTCTAGAAAATTTAACTGGCATTAAAAACCTACAAACCGATAGTGATTGGTTGGGTGGTGGAATTCATAAAGTAAATTCTGGTGGTAAATTAGATATACATGCTGATTTCAATATTCATTGGAAAAACAATCTTCATAGAAGATTGAATCTGCTTCTTTATTTAAATGAAGACTGGAAAGATGAATATAACGGTGAGTTAGAATTATGGGAAAGGGATCTGAGTCGTTGTGTAGTAAAAGTTAAACCTATATTCAATAGAGCAGTTATTTTTACTATTACAGATGATGCATATCATGGTCATCCAATACCTTTAGTTTGTCCTCCTAATGTTAGTAGGATTGCATTGGCATTGTATTATTATACAGCGGATAGACCAGAAAATGAAAAAGCACCGTTTCATGGTGCTACATGGCAAAAAGTAAACTATTAATTTAAAAACTATGAATAACGAATATTTAAATAAAGACTATTCTGATTTTTATGTGCAAAAAGAAATTTTACTTGAATATCTTCAAGTGATGGTTGCACTTCAAGATTGGCATGGTGTAGCCGATGTGGCTATGGATCTTAGGGAATTAGAAGCAAAAAATCTTAACAAAGGAAATATATGAGTGTAACATTAAAAAATCTAGAAAGTGCTCTTGCTGGAGAAAGCATGGCACATATTAAATACCGTTATTTTGCAAGGATTGCAAGAGAAGAAGGATTTGAAGATATTGCAAAGCATTTTGAGCATACCGCAGATCAAGAAATTCTTCATGCTTGGGGTCATCTTGAACTATTAATCGGTAAGCCTAGTACAAAGGAATGCTTGGAAAAAGCAATTGAAGGTGAGACTTATGAATTCACTGAAATGTATCCTGAGTTCGAAAAGCAAGCTAACATCGAAAAGCATGGTGCTGCAAGCGAATTTTCAGAGCAGATCAATGAATCACAAGCACATGCTGCTGAATTTTTAGAAATTCTAAAGAAGGCAGAAAAGAGGTTTGACGCATTGGCAAAAGTTGAAAAGCGTCATGCAGAAGCATATAAGCGTAAACTAGAAGGGATTGAACTATGAGTGAACAACATGTTTGTGTAGTATGTGGCCATGTCCACGATGACGATCTAGAAGGTGCATGGAATACATTACCCGAAGATTTTGTTTGTCCAGAATGTGGTTGCGGTAAAGAAGATTACGAAATCCAGTAATTAATACTTGTTTGAAAATTAAAAATTTATAAAATTCATGAGAATCGAAGACGAAACTAAGTTAGATTTCAAGGATGTTTTAATACGTCCCAAAAGAAGTACATTATCTAGTCGTAAAGAAGTAGATTTATCAAGGACATATAAATTCAAACATAGTGAATGGGAATGGACAGGCATTCCCATCATGGCAGCTAATATGGACGGTGTTGGTACTTTTGATATGGCAAAAGAACTTTACCAACACCGTCTATTTACTTGCCTAGTTAAAAGCTATGACTTAGATAAGTTCATTGAACACTCGACTGAAAATATTTTTGAATTTGGTGATTACTGTGCGGTTAGTACTGGAATTAGTGATAAAGATTGGTCTAGATTACAGCAAATTCTAAATACGTATCCAGAATTACATTTTATATGTATCGATGTAGCAAACGGTTATAGTGAACATTTTGGAGATTTTGTTGCTAAAGTCCGAGAACAATACCCAAAACATACAATCATTGCCGGTAATGTTGTTACCGCAGATATGACACAGGAGTTAATACTACGTGGCGCAGATATTGTTAAAATCGGAGTTGGGCCGGGATCGGTATGCACAACGAGACTCGTCACTGGCGTAGGTTACCCACAACTTAGTGCTATTATTGAATGCGCCGATGCTGCTCACGGTCTTGGTGGTCATATTGTGGCTGACGGTGGATGTACTTGTCCTGGTGATGTTGCTAAAGCTTTTGGTGCGGGTGCTGACTTTGTAATGCTAGGAGGCATGTTAGCTGGTCATGATGAAGGTGGTGGGGAAGTAATTACAAATTATTTTAAAACCAATGAAGTCCTAACTAGCGAAGTTGATAAAAATGGTGTTTTACAAATTCATAACTATAAAGTTGACTGGAAAAAATTTGTTGAATTTTATGGCATGAGTAGTGACACTGCTATGGAAAAACATCACGGTGGTGTGGCAAGTTATCGTAGTAGCGAAGGACGTACTGTAAAAATTCCTTATCGAGGAAAAGTAAATGATACTGTATTAGATTTATTGGGTGGGCTGCGTAGTACTTGCACGTATGTTGGTGCAGCATCCTTAAAGCAATTAAGTAAATGCACTACATTTATAAGAGTAAATAGACAAATAAATGATGTATATGTAAAATAAAAGGTAAAAATAATGTTAGAGACTATATCAGAACTATTTCAAGAAGCATATAAACGTAATTGGATTACAGCTAGAGATGGTAATGCTAGTATCCGTTGGCATGATCGTAATCATTTTTACGTAACTCCAAGTGGTATTCGTAAACAAACAATGCAACCTGAAATGTTTGTTAAATGGGATTTAGCAGAAAATAAAAAATTGCCTTATACGGATATAAGTAGTGCATTAAAACCAAGTGGCGAACTGCCAATGCATTATGGGTTACAAAAAAACATCGACACAGAAGTCCGTGTTGTATTGCATCTACATCCTACTTATACTGTAGCTGCTATGTATGCAGGTATTCAACTTCCGGATCTTCTTAAAGAATTTCCAGAGTTAAGCAGGTATACTAGTGTAGCACCAAATGTTCCATTGATTCCGCCAATTACTGAAGAACTTGCCACGGAGTGTATTAGAAATTTAGGTTACAATCCAGTGACAGGGAAAGTAAAATATAATATTGTTGGTATGGACCGTCATGGTGTAGTAGCGGTAGATACTAGTCCATGGAGAGCTTTTGAACACATAGAACGCCTTGAACACATTTCTAAGATAGTACTACAAAGCAATAAATAAGAGGGTAAAAAGTGAAAAAACCAATGTTAACAATTTTGGCATTAATTTTAAGTGCATGTGCATCTCCTGATGCAACAAATTATTCTATATATGCAGAGGCACAGAAATCAATATCTAGGGATAATACTATCGCAGAAGCAGCTAAAGTTCAGGCATTGGTTGAATTAGCAAAGAGTGCAGATCCCACAGTAAAAAATACTGCTATTATGCTACTACAACAATTACAACAAAGTTCAAAACAAATAGAAGTTGAACCACCCAAAGGTCCATTGGGTTTTTAAAAAACTACTTGACAAGCTTAAGTAGATACTCTATAATAGAGTCTTGAAGGTTAGGCACAGCAACACATTTAATACTAAGATGGTCTAGGGAAGGTTGGGACATCAAACTCCCAACTCTTAGACAAGGTGAGTTTCTAATTTCTCACTGTAAAAAAAGAAGTAGACAACTAACCTGTTTTACATTAGAATGCTAACAGCAAACTTTGAAAATCAAACCGTAACTTTGACATAAAAACGCATTCAGAAAGGAAATAAAAAATGAACAAGCGAATTAAAGAACTTGCCGAACAGGCATACGAACTAAAACAAAACATGGTGATAGATCCCACGACCTACGAAATAGTTCTAGGAAAAACATATAGTAAGGAACTTAATCAAGAAAAATTCGCTGAGTTGATTGCTCAGGACGTATTAAAAGTAATCCATGAAGTTGGATATAAGTCATCTAATGACATTCCTTTTTCTACTACCGAACTCTTTGAACGAATGGTGAAACAACATTTCGGAATTGAATCTTGACAAAGAACTCTATCTAGTCTATAATGTACGCATAAGTTTAGTAACAGCAATTACTAATATTTTATATCTAAACTGAAAGGAAATAAAAAATGAACGCATTTGTAAACGCAATTCAAGAGCAAGAGTCTCGTACCGCTAACGGCATGAAGGCTCGTAAGACCACTAACAATGCTCTGGTAGATCTATTCTACAATGTGGGGGCAAGCCGTGGAAAAAACATCATTCCACAGTTTGTTGCAGCATATGTACAAGATCGTGAGATTGCCTTGCGCATCGCACTATGGGCACGTGATGTAAGGGAAGGCGCTGGCGAACGTCAGATCTTCCGTGATATCCTAACTTATCTAGAGTCCACTGATCCTTCAGCCGCAGCACGGCTGATGAATCGTGTTCCTGAACTTGGTCGTTTTGATGACTTGTTCGTCTTCAAGACCAAGGATATGAAGGATCGTGCCTTCACTCTGTTGGGTGAACATATCCGGGCAAAGAACGGGCTGGCAGCAAAATGGACTCCTCGCAAGGGACCAGTTGCGGCTGAAATCCGTAACTACTTTGGGATGACTCCTAAACAGTATCGTAAGACTCTTGTTGGGTTGACCTCTGTCGTTGAATCACAAATGTGTGCCAACGATTGGGATAACATCAACTTTAGTCATGTACCTAGTCAGGCTTCTCGTATTTACAAGAAGGCGTTCAACCGTCATACTCCAAAGTTTGCGGAGTATGTGGCTAAGTTGGTCAAGGGTGATCCTACCGTTAAGGTAAATGCTGGAGCTATCTTCCCGCATGATGTCCTTAAGGGTGTGATTGGAGCATATGGAACAACTAATCTCAACAAGACTGAGTTGGACCATATCGTGGCACAATGGGATGCATTGCCTAACTATGTTGGTGATGCTAACATCATGCCTCTAGTTGATGTAAGTGGGTCTATGGTTTGTCCAGCAGGGAAGAACACTAGTGTAACTTGTTTGGACGTTAGTGTTTCGCTTGGTCTGTACTTGGCTGATAAGAACAAGGGTGCCTTCAATGGTACATTCTTGACATTTAGTGATCGTCCTGAACTGTTGACCCTCAAGGGAAATGTTGTTCAGAAGGCTCACCAAATGATCAAGAGTTCGTGGGGTATGAGTACTAACCTACATGCTGCTTTTGACAAGATCCTAAGCACCGCAGTGAAGAACCGTGTTCCTCAAGGCGATATGCCAAAGATGTTGTTGATTCTTTCGGACATGCAGTTCAATCAGTGTGTTCGTCATGATGACAGTGCAATGGAGATGATTGAACGTAAGTATCGTGATGCTGGTTATGAGTTACCTTCTGTGGTATTCTGGAACCTTAACAGTTCAGACAATGTACCTGTTAAGAGTGACAAGAGTGGTGCAGCGTTGGTAAGTGGGTTCAGCCCAAGTATCATGACTAGCCTGTTGAAGGCTGATCCTATGGAGTTTACTCCTTTTGGAATTATGATGAAAACCATCGGTAATAGCCGTTACGATTGCTAATTAGAAATAGTTAGTAGCACAGTCTAGGATTGTAAAAGATCCTAGACTTTTTTATGGAGATATGAATGCGTATTAAGCTAGTTAGTGACTTACATTTAGAATTTAGTGACATTAATATTACGAACGATGAAAATTGTGATGTTCTTATTTTATCTGGTGATATTATGATCGCGCAAAATCTTCATGATCATCCAGAGCCAGTCGTTAGTCCATATGCACCATATGCTCAATTAGGTCGGATTCAAGAATCGGCACAACGTTTTCGTGATTTTTTGAAACGTGTTAGTTTTCAATTTCCACACGTAATTTATGTTGCTGGTAATCATGAATTTTATCACGGAAAATTCATTGATAGTATACGTGTATTGCGTGATGAGTGCGCTAAGTTTCCTAACATTTATTTCATGGAAGACGATTGTAAAAAGATTGATGACATTCTTTTTATTGGGTCTACACTATGGACTGATATGAATCGAGGTGACCCAATAACATTATATACGGTAGCTAACGGTATGAATGATTATCGTGTGATTCGACATGATGGTTTAGGATATACTAAATTACGTCCTGCACATACATTGAGTAGGCATCGTCGTAGTTTAGAATTTATCGGTAATTCTATTAAAGATAATCCAGCTGAACGTATAGTGGTAGTTAGTCATATGGCACCAAGTGAGTTATCTATTAATCCAAAGTATAAAAATGACCGTTACATGAATGGAGCATATTATTCTGATTTATCAGAATTTATACTGGATCGCCCTCAAATAGCTCTCTGGTGTCATGGTCATGTTCACACACCTTTTGATTACACAATAGGAAATACCAGAGTGGTATGTAATCCACGTGGTTATGAAGGTTATGAACCAGACTCAGGATGGAATCCAAATATATATATTGATTTGTGAAATTTGATAACAATGTTTCATTGGAACAGTGGGCTGAAAAAGTTATGGAATATGAACTTTCTTTGGCCCTTAAATGCCTTAAAAAAGGTGACAACATAGAAACTGTTATGGAAACAATGGCATATAGAATTCAACAGAAAATTCTATATCCATTACTTTCAGAAATCAATAAATCACCGAATTTATACGTAGATATTGACAAAAAGTTGTAAATCTTGTATAAATATATATGTAGCGGATACTTATTAAGGTCTACTACATAACTTACTTATTAAGGAGAAAAAAATGAATAGTTTAACACGTTTTGATACTACAGCCCTACAAAAGGCACTTCTAGGTTTTGATTCTATTTTCAACGACTTTGAGCGTAAGTTCGCTAATCAAATTAGCAGTTCTTATCCTCCATTTAATTTCATTAAAAAAGATGAAAATAAATATGAATTGGAAATTGCTGTTACAGGATTTTCACCTGACGAGGTTACTGTTGAAATTGATCAAAATCAACTAATTATCCGTGGTGAAAAAGTTAAGGATGATTCTATTGATGAATCATACTACATTCATCGTGGATTAGCAGCACGTAAGTTTGTACGTGCATGGTTACTTCCAGAACATATGGAAGTAAATGAAGGTAAAATTAAAAACGGAGTTTTGTCAATTACTCTTAATCGAGTAATTCCCGAAGCACTAAAGCCAAGAGTATTACAAATCAAGGCTGAGTAATCTAATGGGGCATCTTGCCCCATTTTTCAATAAATTTTTATACTATGTCAACAGAAATAATTCTTGAAAAGAAAAAACTATCTTCTGAAAAAATTATAGCTCCAAAAAAATATGCCGTGATTTTTCTAAATGATAATCATACACCTATGGAATTTGTGGTTGCTGTGTTAATGAAAGTTTTTAAACACAGTGAAGCCAAATCAAAAGAACTCATGATGCAAATTCATACAGAAGGTAAATCAACTGTAGCTATATATAGTTATGAAATTGCCGAGCAAAAATCAATCGATACTATTGATTTGGCAAGAGCAAATGGTTGGCCATTAAAAGTACGAGTAGAGGAAGCATGAGTTTAAAAGAATTAACAAAAGAAAAGCATGATATTGCAGAAAAAACCAATTTCATGCAAGCCATCTTTAAAAACAAACTTCCTTTTAATATATGGTGTGATTATATCTATCAACGACAATTAATCTATAATGGGATTGAAGGTGTAGCTGGAGCTTGTGGTCTTTTGACAGATCTTCCAGATATTTGCAGAACACATTATCTTTATAGAGATTATAATAATAATACTAATAAAGATACATTTCATAAATTCAGACAACCAGCAATAGATTACCATAATTATATTTTAAAACTATTCCCAGATAAAGATAGAATTATGGCTCACCTCTATGTATGGCATATGGGTGATTTATATGGTGGGCAAATGATCAAAAAAATAATTCCAGGATCACATCTAAGTTTAACATTTAAAGATCCAGAATTATTGAAAAATAATTTACGAGCTAAATTAAAAGATACAATGGCTGACGAAGCTAATATTGCTTTTGATTGGGCTATCAAATTATTGAATGACTACAATGTCATTGATTTGGAATGAAATTTCGGATCTAGCCGTTAAAATAGAAAATAAATTTAACGAAACTGGATCTAAAATTAATGGCATAGAAGAAAAGTATAGTTGGTATAACAACATTTATACAAGTAAACTTTATCGTCGTGCACACATTGAAATAGTTGATAAAAGATCAACCCATAAGATCTATATTTTACATTGTACAATATTTCCCCATATTAATGATCCTAGTCCAATATGGGGATTTGACGCTGTATGTGGTCAAAATAAAATTACAGGTGCATTCCACGACTTTAGTTTAACAAATACAGATGATAATTCAATATTCAACTGGTTTGAAGAAAAAACTAAAAATTTAAATTGGAACAAACCTAGGCAACTACCAGAATGGGCGAAACAAATATTTAGTCCAGCCATGATAGCAGCCGGAAATCTTCAAGATATTGAAGAAATAAATCAATTGAAAAATATAGCTCTAGAAAGTCTTACATATTATCTAGAAAATATAGGATCGGCAACTGAGAGTAACTATGCAGACTACCAAAATCGTTACTGTTTTTTCCAAAAGCAAAATCCACATGTTCTAAATAGTATGGTTTCAATGGGCATAGATAAAAAAGAAATCACAAATTTTATAGAAGAAACATTATTTCCAGAAATTTAAAAAAATGAAAACATTATTATTTTGTACTACATATGGTAAAGATCTATCACAGTGGGAGGACCTACATGGTAGATGGATTAACGCCGTCGAATCAGGATATTTAGAAGCAGATAAAGTCCTAATGTTTGACGATGGGAGTCCAGAACTCCCACATTGGGACGGGATTGAAATTATAGAAGAAGGTCAGTTACCAGATAATGAACCAGAAAGCCGTGGTATTATATACCATTTCCAGAAAAATTTAGGGCGTCCTGCTTTCTATAATCATCATGGTTGGTATCGTTCATTTACATTTTCTAGTGTATATGCTAAAAAATACAACTATGATAAAATAATTCATGTAGAGGCAGATTCTTTTTTAATATCTAAAAAGTTTCAAACTTATCTAAATGAATTTGCTAATGGATGGGAAGCATTTTGGTGCAGAAGGCATCAAATTCCAGAAACCGCCATTCAAGTAATTGCTGGTCGGGAATGGATAGATAAATTATATGAATTTAGTAAATTGTCTCATACAACTTTTGATGGTAGACCACCTGATCCAGGGGTGGAACATGGAGATCCATATTTTCCATATACCGTTAATAAATCATTTCTTGGTGATCGGTATGGAGAAAATGAACTAAAAACATATGTACCATTAGATGCAGATTATGCTTGTCAAGTTAGACCAACTACTTTTGCTTGGTGGCTTAATAATTGATAAATAAATGAACATTTATTATAAATAATTATAAATAAAGTATATGAAAACTAACACCCATATCATGATGTCAACACTTAAATCAGCCAGTTACCAGGCATGGTTTAATTTACCCATATGTGTCTCAATTAAAAATGATCGCACATATGAGATACAGGGGTCCAAGGAGGACAAAGTTTAACAAAAACATAACTTAACTCTAAGGACCCCAGAATCGAAAGATCTGGGGTTTTTTGTTTTGGAGGTAGAATTAGAGTATAATTTATTTTGGAATGCCACTATAAATTGCTCAAAGTGTGAAAGGAAACGCGATCCTGCTGGGCACTTAAAACATCTGGCTAATAATGAGGGCGGGTACGGTGATGATAAGTTTTGGGCGATAACCAAAATGTGTAAAACCCGTATATAGTAAAGCACATTATATTTAATTTAGTGTGCTTTACTATACACATCTTGAGCTTGACAACAACCACAAGATGTGACATAATTCACAAATCAAAAAATCGTTGGAGTACGAAATGCCTCGTAAGACTAAAGCTCAATTAAATGCCGAATATGAACAGATCCGTCTTGAACGAATTGAAGAAGAACGTGCGGAATACTTTCCACTCTTGATGAAGACTCTTGAAGATGCAACTACTGCTGACTTCAGCATGAGTGTTCGTGGAGGTAAATTTGCGGTGAGGACTAACGATTGGGATTCCTGGAAAGATGCGTATCATCTCTCACCAGAATATAGTGAGAGAAGTTGGCAGGATCTTCACGTACTCATTGATGAAGTTAACACTAAAATTTTTGAGATGGAAGAAACCAAACGTAAAGAAGAAGTTCGCCGTTCGGCATTGGCAAAACTGACTGCCGAAGAGCGCCAACTGTTGAACCTCTGATATAAAGGATCAAAAATGATCAATTTGGAAGCAGCCAAATATACCGCCAAGGTTGTAGGAACCGCAGTTGGAATTGTGTTTTTTTTGAATCTGTATTTCTGGTTTCTTATTATAAAATTTGGAATGTTTGGATTTGCATTCGGTTGTTTATCCTTTGTAATTTGTTTAGCCTGTAAAGTGGTTTATGAACAAAAAAAATCAGAAATCGAATACAAAAAGCAATTTGGTCGTTGACATCAAAAGCGAACAGTGTTATAGTTATGAAACTGTAGAACACAGTGTGACGTAGGTTGATGCTAGGAAATTCCTAGACTGATACAGAGTACCAGGTTGGTGGAAATCACACATTAAGCCAACTACAGTTTGACAGTAAATGCTAGTAGTGTTATACTGTCAACATGCTGAGAGATCAGCGAAACGATCTTTAACAATTTGCTGTGTTCTGTAGACTGATAGGCGGCAACCTTCAGAAGGTTTGTTTGCTTCGCCTCTGGGTTTAGCATTGCCGTGTTATACCGTGAGAGTTCTAATCGTCTAGTGGATAGGACACCTTGTTGGACAGCTGGGGGCCTGGGTTCGAATCCCAGTTGGATTTACGAAGCATCAGCCTACAGAGCATAGCAAATAGTAGTTGACAATAATTCGTGCAGGTGCTACAATACATGCATGAGTTGAGCGATCAACTAGTTCTTTAACAATTTAACGGTTTCAAGGTATTACGTTGCAGAGACACTGGGTTTTTACTAGTGTTCGTTGACGTAACGTGATACCATATTTCAACGCATTGGGACTGGGCGTAAGCCCATTGCGGGTATAGTTCCTTCCGAGCCGCGGACTTGAGTGTGTTGAAATATGGTAAAACAATTATCAGGAGTCCGGGCATTGGATAGCCTAGTGCGGTGAATGATATTGTTTACTCTTGGTCCGAGAGAACCATACAAGTTCATGGAGGTTTGGCAGAGTGGTCGATTGCGCCTGATTGTAAACCAGGTCTTAACAGCACGGTGGTTCGAATCCATCAGCCTCCACCAACAATTTGGATGTATTGGCAGAAATAGGTTATGCACCCTGGAGTAGACAGTGATTAACAGTCGAAAGGGGACATTCAGGTGCG